ACCCTCCTCCCCCCCTCTCTCTACTCCGATCCTACCTCCCAACCCAACCTTCCCCCTCTCCCTCTCTCTTCTCTCACCTGCTATCGAACGCAGATCGAAATATTTATGAAGCGAGGCGACCCTCCTTGGCGTCGAAGCGAAAAATGCATAAAGTCGTTCTATCACATAGCTTCGATCGGCACCTGGCTGAAGCTCTCGACGACGCAGCGGAGGAAGAAGATCGACCAAGGAGCCACATCGTAACCGACGCCCTTCGAAACTACTTGGAGATGGACCCCGATGACGAGTAAACCCCGCGACGGCTGGTACATCGACGGTTTCCTACCCAAGAACGAGCTGGGCATCATCTTCGGGCAAGCGCAGAGCGGCAAGACGGCGCTCGCGATCGACGCTGCCCTCAGCTGCCTGATGGGCACCCGCGCGCTCGGGAAGCTGGCAACCGAGCAGGTTGACTCCGTCCTCTTCGTCAACCAGGACATGAACGAGGACCATTGGCAGCAGCGCATCGGCAGCGTGTACCAGGCGAAGAGCGACGGCGACCCCCCTGACGGGGAACTGTACGCGAAGCATCACGAGAACATCAAGCTCGACTCGCCGGAGGGACGCGACAAGTTCAAGAAGTGGGTGAAGCGGTACGAACCGGACATCGTCATCATCGACAGCCTGACGGAAGTCATGTTCGAGGACCCTGCGATGCACGTGCCTGTCAAGAACGCGCTCGGCAACATCAAGCAAGTCAAGCACGACCACCCCTGCACCATCGCCCTCCTCGCGCACATGACGAAAGACGGCGAGTACTACGGCAGCCAACACAACCGAGCTGGCGTGGACTTCACTTGGATGCTGGAGCACAAACCGAGTGGTGCTCAAGACGTCCCCGATCAACGCATGATCACGCGCGACAAGGCTCGTGGCCGGCAAACCATGTACGGGTTCATGTTCGAGCTTGGCGATAACATGGAAGGCGTTTGGCGGCGGGCGCGTATGCAAACCCTCTCGATGGAGGAGGAGGAGAACTTGATCTCCGCGATCGAGTTCGCGCGCCAGAGAGAAATGGAAGACGAGACGGTGCGCGTCAGCGAGTTCGTGAAGCGCCGAACTCCCGGTATCAGCGAGTACCGTGCCCGGAAAGCGTTCAAGAACGCGCGCAAGACCGGCATGCTGAAGCTCCTCGGGCGTCGGGGTGAGCATGGCCGTAAACTGTTCGAGGTGACGGAGAAGGGTTACGAATGGTTCGATGAGTACGTCGATCCGGTCGTCATGGACGAGGACAGCGGATCGGCGCAAACCGTTGCCAAGGGCATCGACGCCGTGCAGAGCAAGCTCCCGGACTCGCCGAAGGACATGGCCTCGTGGGCGGCAGCCGTCGAACCTGCCCCGAAAGCGCCGCCGGACTTCTTGGAACAGGCTGGTGAGGTGCCCGAGTGCGAGGACTGCAACCTCCCGAAGTGGGAGTGTGTCTGTGATATTGAGAAGCCATAAGCCTTTCATGCCATGAGGAAGAGAACACGAACCGCCTCAGCAAAGGATGTAGAGAGAGTGGTCAGAGGGGACGACTGTAGTGGTACTTCTCTTCACTGTCTCTGGACCTTTCTTTCACGTACGTGAGGAAACATGGTAAGTGACAAGGCTCGGGAACGGGCTGCGGAGACGTGGCTCATCGAGGAAAAGCTCGCCCGCCATACGCACCGCGCGGTCAAGACTCAATGGCAAGCGGAGGATCTCTTCGGCGCGGACGTCATCGGTTTCATCCCGACGGGCTTTGCGCTCGTTCAGGCGACGACGACGAATGGCGTCAGCGGCCGACTGAAGCGCATGGAGCGCCGTGACGGTGAGGCCTTTGTCCCCCCTCGCTCGTGGGAGCAACGCTATCTGCTGGCCTGGAGAAGCGAGAGAGACCCTGATGATGGGCGGAGACGGAACCATTTCTTCCGCGTGTATCTGCTCCTCGCCTCATCACGCGCGAAGGAACGCGAGCGTTGGGAGGCGGACGGGCGCTCGCGTCGGCCTCGCGACGGATGGGTGTGGGCGAGGCGTGCGTCACCGATCGGACCGATCCCCGACGATTGGTACAGCGCGGCGTGACGCTTCGCCCCCGCTCTGGATGATTCGATGGGAGAGCGATTCATCGACGTTTTCTTCTCACACCAACGCCTTGCGGATTTAGAAAGATTAAAGCCCAACCAATCGACTGCTTGCCTTGCGAGGCGTTCGCTTTGCCAGCAGAGGAGACATTTAACGACGAGGGTGGGACCACGAGGAACGGACACCACGCGGACGACCGGTACTTTTCGCGGAACGAGGTCTGGGAAGCGCTGAAGCACTACACGGATCTACAGGTCGAGGCCGACGCCGTGGACACGGCGCACGAACTGTTCGAGGCCACGATCCGTCAAGCCGTCGAGCGATCCGAGAACGAGTGCGTGGAGTGCGGCGACGAGCGGGACGGGCTGAAGCCGCGGACCATCTCGGGCGACCAACTCGCCACCTGGTGGAACAAGAAGTGACGTTGCTCCGCCGAGCGTACCGAATCCAAAAGAAAGAAAAGAGCCGAGGCGGGTTCATCACGTGACGATCACGATGCGGGACTTCACGCTCGCGGAACTGACGGTGAAGCTCACCGCTGCGGTACGTGGCGGCGACGTTTCCCTTCGCCAAAACGAACAGGGATTCATCCGTTTGGCGAACTGCGCGGACGAGGACCGCATGGAAGCACCTTGCCCGCTGACGGCCCTCTTCGGTGGCCACAACGAGGACTGGTTGAACGGGACACGCGCCGAGCGCATCATCGCCGCCGCCGCTGACGGGGAACAATGTTGGCGCGCGCCACGCTACGGACTCTCCCGGGACGACTCTGCGAAGCAACAGATCCAGGAGACGCGCGCCGTCCTCGAAGAGCTGGTCGCTGTCAGTGACGAGCCGTCGTCCGTGAACGTTTCGCGAACCGGCACGGAGACGATCCCGTGAGTGCTGGGCTGCGTATCGCGGCCGCTGCCCTCATCGTTCTGGCCGTCACGTTCCTTGCTCTCGCGTACGCGATCCAGCAGGATCGGCGGGTCCGCGAGATCGAGCAGCAACGCGACGACGAAAACAACTAATCGACGCTACGAGATGGGATGCCAAGATGGAACTCACTGACGCACGAGGCAACGTAACGGCTGTAGGGAAAGTCATGGGCGCTATCGTGATCATCGCTGCCCTCATCGGGGCGGCGGCGCTCATCAGTGCTGTCTACGAAGTACCGGCCGGTCACGAGGCCGTCATCTTTGACCAGCGCTCGGGAACGCAAGAGCAGCCCGTACGGGAAGAGGGATGGCACGTGAAGACTCCGTTCGTGCAGGACGCGATCGTGTACAGCGTCCAGAAGCAGAAGAGCACAGAGGAGTTGGAGAGCACTAGCGATGATTTGCAGATCGTTGACGTTCGCGTCACCGTCGGGTATCGGCTCGAAGCGGGATGGACGCCGTGGGTGTACCAGAACATCGGGAACCCGAGCGACGTGAAGAACATCGTGATCGAGCCCGCGATCAAGCAGAGCGTGAAGGCCACGATGGCGCAGTTCACGGCTGAAGAACTCATCAAGAACCGTTCCATGTTGGCGCCGACCGTCGAGGATGAGCTGTCCCCGGTACTGAACGAGAACCATATCGTGGTCACGAACATTGACATCGAGAACCTCGTGTTCTCGAAAGAGATCACGGACAGCATCGAGCAGAAAGTTGTGGCCGAGCAAAAGGCGCAGAAGCAGAAGCGGTTGGAGATCGCGGCGGGGCACGAAGCGAACCAGACTCGCATCACGGCGGAGGGGGAGGCGGACGCGATCGAGACCATCAATCAACAGTTAGCGCAAAACCAGAACTACTTGATCTACAAGTGGATCGAGCAATGGAACGGCGTCACGCCCACGACCATCGCCGGCGGCGGGAACGGGACGGATGCGGATCTGCTGATTCCCGTCCCGGGCACGGACGGTTCCGCGCAAACGTCCACGGCAGGAGGCGGGAACTGATGCGTCGCGCACTGCTCGTCCCTTGGCTCGTCACCGCGGTTGCGGAGGGGTACCGATGACTCGAATCGTTGAAGTGACGGTCGCTTGGTTCGTCCTCACGGGCTGCGTGATCGTGTTAGCAGCCCTTCTTGGTTTCGCGACGGCGATCGGGGTCGAAGCGTTCGACGCTTTGCGGGGCGTTATCCCATGAGTCAGAAGAGAGCTGTTCACGCGAAGGAGTGCGCAACGCTCGGTTGCGGGGCATCGACGCACGTGGGGCAAGCGCGTCAAGGATCTCGCTGGTACTGTCCAACGTGCTGCGGTGCGGAGGAGGGCTCGTGAACATCGAGAACGACAGGGGCACGGACGACGACGAGTTAGCGTCATCGTTCGGCGGTACGCAAAACGTCAAAGTCCACCTCCCCGGCTCGCTGCACCATCTCTTGCATCAAGTCAAACTGTTGGAGGGTACCACCATCTCGGAGCAAGTACGGTGGGCTCTCTTAGAGTACTATGACCAGGACCCGGAGGATCACCCGGCGGTATCGGACCAGAGCCGTTCCGAGGACGGACCGGACCGGGACGCGATGGAGAACGTGAAATCGAACACGTTCGATGAACCGACCTGTTGCCGTCACGGTTGCGGTTACGAGACGACATGGCGTACGGCACTCACGACGCATCAGCGGCACCGTTGCCCGGACCGTCCCGAAGTGCAGAACAAGACGCAGGACGAGATCCGGGCGGAGCGGGAAAGCACGGCGAAGTGCCCGGTGTGCGAGGCGTCGTTCCATACGCGAGAACATCGACCGGTCCTGTACAAGCACAAGAACCGCAAAACGGGTGACTATCCCTGCGATGGCAGCGGCGCGCACCCGGAGTTGTCGGAGAACGTGCGGTGCCAACGCTGCGGGTCGCTCTGCTGGGCGGGGGGAGGCGACGCGGCGCCCGCCGTTCACGAGGACCCGGCGACGGGGGAGGATTGCCCGGGCTCGAACGAGCCCGGTGCGACACCCGAGGACGTCTCGTCGTGCCCGCTCTGCGATGCCGGGTTCGGGACGCACGACGCGTTGCGTTTGCATCTGCAAGCGCAGCACGAACTGGATCAGCCCGAGCCGGGAGCGCCGGTGCAGGCATCCAACGAGACGAAATAAAAAATCTTAAGGGGCCGAAGCGGGTTCCTGGCGATAGAGGATGCCAGGATCACGATGACAAGCATGACGCTCAGCTCAGATGGAGCCAAGACCGCGAAACGGTTCTCGTCCTGGGACAGTTTGGCGGGGAGCGGTGGCACGTCCGTGAGCCATATCCCCACATACGTCGCCAACGGCGACGGGAACGCGGGGGACGCGTCACCGGATCGTTGCGAGTACCCGACGGACGACGGCTCCCCCTGCCAGCTCATTCCGCCGGACGGTGAGGATCGTTGCCATCATCACGACGGGCTCGTTCCCGAGTGCGGTTACCCGACGGACAACGGTTCGCCGTGCGAGTTACCGGGTACGCGCGGCGACGAGGAGCGCTGCCATCATCATCACGGGCTGTGCAACGAGAGCTTGAAGCACGATCACGCAGCGAAGGCGTGCTTTCACGGGATGAAAAGCGCGTTCCGTTTCGTGAGCAGCGACCGCAAAGGCATCGCATCGGACGGTTACGATACGGGGCGCCCACGGGAGGCGGCGTGGATCGCGCTCGAAGTGAAAGCCAGGACAAAGAATACGACCGCGACCAGTCGCAGGATCATTACGAGTCGCGCGTCATCGATGACGTTAGCACTGGCCCGAACTACCGTGATCGCGTCCTGGAGAACGGCATCGAGAAAGCGTGGAACAAGATCGACAACGAGAATCACGTCGGCGGGTGCCGCGTCGCGATCGCGGCCGCCGAAGCGTTCTTCGGCCAAGAGTTCGGGGTGCGTAACTGATGGGTCTCTGGAACCGAGACGACGAACCGGACGACGAGGAGATCACGGACGGGGACGCAACGGATGAGCCCGCGGACGACGTCTCGGATGACACCGAGGTTCGCATGACGATGGTACCTGCCGAAGCGTGGGAGCGCCGTGAGGCGCGTGTCCGCGAGCTGAAACGGGAGCGGGATGAGGCCCGGGAGCGGGCCGAGAACGCCAAGCAGGAGGCTGAGGAGGCGTTCTACGAGCGCATGGAGGAGCTGGAAGCGAAGAAGGAGGAGGTCGAGGCGGTGCTCGACGAACAGTACGAGGACGTCACGTACGTGACGGTCACGTTCGAGGAGGAGATCGCGAAAACGTTCACGCGCCATACGAGCCGCGCCCTTTTCGCGATCGACGGCGAAACCGTTGAAGTGGATGACATCACGTGGGACGAGAAGGAAGCAACGAACGGCAAGCTTCACTTGAAACGCTTCCAGGCCATCACCACGACACCCAAACCGTCCCAAACGCGAGTCGATGTCCGCTCCCGCTTGGTCTCGTCGCTGGATGCCGAGAACTTGCTCTTGTTCGAAACGACGAGCCGTGAGGAGGTAACGCTCACGGAAACCGTTCAACGGGAACGCGAGCTGCGGAAGGACGATTTGCCGGCGTTCCGTGACGGACACGAGAACGTGCAAGTCGTTGACGAGTTCACGGAACGGGAAAGGGTCGCGGATGGATAGACGACAGCGCAAGAAGGCTCGGGTGCGTGCGAAAGCGTACCATCAAGAACTGTCAACTGACGTGGACGATCTGAAACGCAAACTGGCAGGAAACACCTTCGACTCTGCTCGCGGGCTCGTTGACCGTTGCCGGGACTGGCTGGACGAGATCGAAGCCGAGATCGACGTTATGGAGGACTTGGAGGAAGACCAGTGACTGACACCGACTCACGCGAGGCGTCAGCGACGATGGACGCCATTCGGTTCGAAGGTTACAGCGACGACCTCGTTCACGTGCACATTAACTCGCACCGTGAAGAAGTATCCACTTCCGAACTCCCCGGTGGAAATCGCGGCGCGTATCAGGGCGAGTTGCGCGTCCGGTTAGCGAACGACCCCACGCGAGACATCGTCGTGCACGTACTGTACGGCCCGGGTGGCGTTTGGACGTTCGCGCCCGCACCGCTTCAAGGCACTGGAGACGACGACTTGGACGAGGTGGGCGTCCCGCTGGGTCGCGTCAGCACCCAGGGACGACATACGTACTCGACGCAGCTGCAACTGGCCGCGGACGTGAACAGTATCGAAGTCCTCGTCGAGAGCGGTGACGACAGCACGCTCGTCTTGAACGACGACGGCGACTCGGAGATGCTCGCATGACGAATCACGTGATGCTGGACATCGAGACGCTCGGCGCGGAGAAACCGGCGCCCGTGCTGAGTATCGGGGCCGTATTGTTTGACGAGAACGGTCCGTCGCAGCACGACAACGAACGGTTCTATACCGCCATCGACCCGGAAAGTTTGGCGGCGGAAGGTTTCGTTGCGTGCCCGGACACGGCTGCGTGGTGGATGCAGCAAAGCGATCCAGCGCGCCACGCCGCTGTCCAGGGTGACGTGAACGTTCGGCGAGCGTTTCGGCGTTTCCGTAGCTGGTACCGTGGCGTTCGCGAGACAGTGCTGTGGGCGAACCCGCCCACGTTCGATCACGTCGTGCTGCGCGACGCGTACGAGCACATCGACTACGACGTTCCCTGGCATCCGGCGGAGGCGCGATGCTGCCGTACGCTGGACAAGCTCGTCCCGATCGAGCACCCGGACCGGGAGGGCACGCATCATAACGCGCTGGATGACGCGATCCATCAGGCGCGTGTCGCGGGACAGCAGCTCGCGATCTTGGAGGAAGCGTTGTGATGCTCGTTGACGCGTTCATCGGTGCGCTCGCTGCCGGCGTCGGTACGGCTCTCTATCTGTACTCCGTAACGATCCAGCCGATGCGGAAAGAGCTACGGGAAGCGCAAGCGGACGTTGCGAGGAAAGCGCCACCGTTAACGTGCGAGTGCGATCATTGCGGCCAAGAACTTATCAAGGTGTATCATCGCGCTCCCGAGCGCCGGGGAACGCACCAGAACGAGCCGCCGAGCCTGGTGTGGGTGCATCAAGATTCGATGCAAAAGCAGTGCGGGTTCGAGGCGAGGTGCGCCACCGATGACTGAACAATTCACGCCCCCGCAGCCAAGCATGAAGCGTAGCGAGGAGGACACGATGATGGAGAACACGAACAAGCCCCTACAGCACGCCCGCAACGAGAACGATCGGCTCGTGACGTTGCTGCAACGCAGCGTGACGTTGAATCAACAATTCAGTGACGCGATCAAGGACGGGGACGAGCGCCGGCAACGGTTGTTGCGTCTCCAGGCCGTCGCGTTGCGGGATGACGCGAAACGCGTACTGGAGGACGAGCCGTGACGGAAGTCGTCGCGTACGTTCACGGCCCGGACGGCGACATGGTGGACGAGATCTACCTCCCCGAGGGCGGGAGCCTCATGATCGAGGGTCGCGTCGTGTGGGAGGACGGCTCGTCGGGGGTGCCGTGATGTTGGATGCCGAGTTGCGCGTGAACGGTTGCCACATCGGGACCGTGCACATTCACCGCCAACAAGATCCCCGCCGATGGTCGGAATCAGGCGAAAACTCCAATGTTCCCGTCACGTACAAGGTGAGCTATGCGGGACATGACGAGCAGGATCAACCCGTCACGTACGGACGAGAGCTGTTCCAGTTGGACGAGACACCGGATCAAGCGCTCGCTACGTTGCGCGCCGCGCTGGCAGCCCTCCCCCCCGAGCCGTCACAGTACGCTCCCCAGGACGAAGTGCTGCGCCTCTTGGCTCTGTTCGCGGTCGGGCGCGGCGGTTCGGAAGAGCAAGCGGCGGCGAGGGACGTCCTTGCGGAGCACGGCATTCACGAAGTGTGGCGATTCATCGAGGAGGAGATCCATGCCGAGGTGTTCCCTGTGGAGGTGAACGATGACGAGTAACGATCCCGACGACGCGGACCTCATGAGCGAACGCCTGGAGCGGGAAGGCTTGATCGAGGCCGCAGAGCATATGCGTCGATACGAGGAGGCGCGCGAGGCCTTGGACGTGAGCGCGGGCGCGTTGAAGAGTCATCCGGCGGTGCGTCGTGCGGCGATCGCGTTCGGGGCCGCGGAATGCACGCTCGGGAAGCTGTGCGAAGTCATGTTGCTTGCGATCCATCACGGTGACGCGTTGGACGCGAACGGTTTCGGTATCCCGACCCACTCGTCCCGTTTCGAGATGGAGACCGTGCAGAAGCACCGGGACCCGAGCGTGACGGAGCGTGACGGCAGCGATGACTGACGACGAGCACACGGACGACTCGCGCGCCGCTCGTAACGATCCTCTCGGGGTGCTGAAGACGTGACACTGGGCAGCCCGACGAGACGTCAAGGTCCGCGCACCGTCACGATCCCGCCGGATTGGGAGCCGTCGCCCGAGAACATCAACGCGCTCCCGGGACCGTTACGCGAGTACTGTCACGACCTGCACGTCACCAAGCCTGCGGATCTCGTGCAAGCGAGCTGGGAGTTGCGGCGCACGAACGCTGCGCTGCGCGCGCGCATCCGATCTCTCGATGCGGCGCCGCCGGAGCCGCCGACGGAATCGACGAAGCTCCTGGACAAGTGGGTTCGCATCATCACGCGAGCGAGGGTCTGATGAGCGACGCCTCCCTCACGGAACTCGTCACGCTCCGCGAGCGCCCGCTTCGGTTCCACGCTCGCTCGGTTCGCGGCATCCTTGACGGCCGCAAGACCCAAACGCGGCGCCCTCTAAAACCGCAACCGGAGCGCTTCGAGCGCGTTGACTCGATCACCGGCAACGATTACTCGGGCGTCTGGTGGTCCTGTCACTTGCCTGGCGGCGAGGGAACGATGATCGTCTTGGAAACGGACCATCCGGGGCGTGGGCCCGAGCACGACCACGCCGCGTCTCTTTGCCCGATCGTGCAAGCCGGTGATCGCGCGTACGTGCGGGAAACGCACCGCGCCGGGACCGAGATCAAGAACGGTGGCGGTGCGCCCGTCATCGTTTATCGGGCCGACGGCGCGTATCGGCATCCCGAGAACGCTGATTGGACCGACGAACAGGAAACCGAGATCGTGGAATGGTTCGCGGAAGAGTTCTACAAGCAGGATCCCGGGCATCTGCTCGATTACGACGAGGACGAGTTCGGTTGGCGGCCGAGCATTCACATGCCGAAGTGGGCGACCCGTATCTGGTTGCACGTCACCGACGTCCGCGTCGAGCGCCTAAACGAGATGTCGCGCGAGGACGCTTACGCTGAGGGCGTTGTTCCTGCTGACTATGATCACCGCGACATCACTCGGCCTGAGCAGATCCCCATCGCTTGTTTTCGACGGCGATGGAACGAGACCTACGACGAGGACGGACTCCGATGGAGAGACAACCCGTGGATCTGGGCCATAGAGTTCGCGATAGACGAGGTCCTCGCCCGCGAACCGCGGGCTTGCGCGCGACGAACCGACGCGAGAGAACGAGTTGGAGGAGCAACATGACTGACCCGTACGTGGTCGTGGACTTGGACCCGGGACCCAGCGAGGCGCTGGCGAAAGCGTTGTACCGCCGCATCAATGACGAGCTGGGCGTCGGTGACCCGGCCGGTACGTGCCTGTTCCTGTACCGTCACCATCACGCTCTCGACAACGATGATCGTTGGACGTTCGCGTTCCGGGAGCAATGGCTCGTGGCCATCGAGGCGTTGGGGGAGCGCCGGGATCGCATCGAGGCGCTGGACCCTGACGTCACGGAAACGATCGACGTGCCTGACGACAGCTCGCGCACTCTCAGCGATGCCGCGCACAGGATGCGGGAACGCACCCAACAAGCGATTGACGCGCTCATGGACGCGAAGGACAACGGGGGCGCGAAGGTCGACGCGGACGCGTCCCGCGGGCGGGTAAAGGGCATGGATTACGATGCATCGCTGCGACGTGGAGGCGTTAACCCATGACTGACGAGAACGAACCGATCACGGCCACGATCGCCGCCGACGACGAGCACGTATTGGTCACGTTCGATGACGGGTTCGTCCCGCCCGAGCACGCCGGCGACTCACGGGACGTGGTTTGCGTGCGTCTGGACCGTCACGCGCTCGTTAACGCTATGAAGGACGACGGGGGCGTCACGAGGCTCCGCATCGAGCCCAAGGATTGGGTGGCGACCATTGATGGGACGGAGGGTGAGCATGACGACAACGACCCCCGTTGACGTGACTCGTGAGCGCTGCATGGCGACCCCCCCGCACCGCCAGCCTGGTTTCGTTTCGTTCGGGGGGTCGCGATGACGAAGCTCCTGTACTGTGACGCGTGCGGTTTCATCGGTAACGCTCGCAAGGACGATCCCACGACCACTTGCTGGTGCGGTCGTCACACTTTTTGGTGGAGCGAAAACGGATCGTTCCATGTCCACGATCACGAGCACCCTGACGGACCCAAGTCCGGCGACAAGGCCTGTCATGTCCTGGGCCTGATGAACGCGTTCTTGCGCCACGGTGGCGCGATGACGACGAAAGGCATCGTGGATAACTTGTTGCGGCGCTGCCCGCCCAGCAGCTTGTTATCGGACGCGGAAAGCCCGATCGTGAAGGTGCGCGTCGGCGCCGGCGGCGCCACGTACAGTGACCCACCCACGGAGGAACATGATGGTTGATCCCGAGTACGGGGACGACAGTACGCTTTACTTGCGCATCGTTGAGAAGGCAACGGAGATCGCGTACGCCGCGCTTCAATGTGAACGTTTCGGTGCCGAGGATCGGCCCCCCCGAGTCGGGGCAACGCAACGACGTGGTGCTCGCGGAGGAGTTCGAGGATCTGCGCCGTCTGCGCGCCGAGTTCGTGGAGGGGCAGGATGAGTAGCGTTCCTCGTGGGGTCTGTCGCTGCTCCCTCGGGACGAGCGCGATGCTGCAACATCATATGGATCGCAACGGCGCATGGCAGGCTCGACTCTGCCGTTACGGAGGGGACGTCACGTGGCGGTAGACGAGCACGAACCCGTTACCCGGGACGTCCTTGACCGTTTGGCGGCGAAGCTGGACAACGGGATGCATCTCAGCGTGGACGACGGCTTGCGACTCGTCCACGAGATCCGCCGGTTGCGCGACATGCTTCAGCTCCGTTGCGAGGCTTGTCATGCGGCACGAGAACGGATCGGAGTCGCGGATGGTCACTGATTCGTACAGTCCGCGGGAGCAGCGCATCTTCGGGGAAGCGTTCCTGCTCGTGAGCGGCGTCACGTTCCTGTGCGCGGCCGTCCTGTACGCGATGCAATGGTTCGTTGGCGACGTCATGTTTTGGCGTGCGCTTGGCATGTTCCTGTTCATTGTTCACGGACCAGCGCTGTTCTGTCACTTCGCCCGCGAGATGTATCAGGCACGCCAACGAGAGGAGGACACTGACGATGACTAACGATCACGAGCATCCGACACCTGGAGAGGCGCGAGGCGTCGTTGTATGCAAGAACGCACTCGTCGGCCGCGATCCGGCGATCGAGCTGGTGGTGAGTGACGTCGCTGAACGTTTGTTGTCTGGTCACCATCACGTGAACGCTTGTTCGGAGGACACCCATGACGAGTAACGAACACGAGAACGCGGACCCCGTTCGAGGATCTCACGATCGCAGGCTCTTGTCCCCCAACGATCTTGACTGGTTAGAGGAGCAGGCTCGATGGTTGCAGGGGAAGGTGCGTCCCGAGGAGATGACTCACCCTCCCATGCGGGGGTTGCCCGAGTTAATGTTGCGTGTCGTGGACGTGCTCCGCGACGAGACTGAACCCCCCGATCGTCGCGGGAACGCGACCATCCGTTACGATGCGTGCCGCGAGCACCTGCTCGATGCACCGTTCACGGGAACCGGGTACGAGTGCTTGTGGTGTTTCGTGGAGGACGAGCATGACGACCAATACGAGCGCACCGCCGAGGACCTCTACGCCACGCTGGCTCGCGTCGCGGCCTGGTCACGGAACGGCGCCATCAGCCAAGAGGCGCAACCCGCGTTGCAGCGGGCGCGCGACGCCGGCATCGGGCGTGATGACGATGGAGAGTGAGCGTGACGTGCCAGCGGACGTCGAACAGTACTTGGCGGGCCCGACGTTCGCGGGCGCGTTGTCTGAGGACGACGTCAAGTACCGGTTACGGGTTCTCGCGGACGAAGAGACCTTGCAGGACGCGGCGAAGCGCGTGAACGTTGGCGAGGAAGCGTTGCGGACGTGGGCACGGGATCACTGTTCTTGGTACGAGGAACTCGTTCAGGATCGACCGGAGCACGGGTCGCTGTTATCGGACGACGAGCGAGCCGTTGCGCGTGACGTGCAGCGGCGCATCGAGGAGTGGTTGGGCGTCACGGACGTGGTGATGGCATGGGAGTGAGGCGTGACGTCGCTGTCGGCGTCCCGGTCGTCATCGGCGAGATGCGCATCACCGGGGCCGACGACCGAGATCCCACCACGGAACGGTCGCGGAGAGTGAGTGATTGATGGGTTTCTGGCATGACCTTCACCGAGCCCGGTTACATTCGAGCCCCAGCGACGTCACCTGCCGGGATGGCGGGGAGACCTTTCCGATCCGGTCCCCGGAAGCCGTCGAGCGGCTTAGTGATGGTTGCCCGAGTTGCGGCGATGAAGAGCTACGATGAGTGACGGAACGGACTTTTACGGCGAGCACGGCACTGGTCCCGAGTGGGCGACGCCTCGCTATCTTTGGGAGCCGTTGGGTGCCGCGCTCGGTGGTTTCGACCTCGATCCCGCATCCGGGTGCGAGCCGGCGCCGATCGCTGCCGAGCGTTGGACCCTCGACAACGACTGCACCCCGACGGTTCCGAGCGAGGAGTGGGGCTCGCCCGCCAATCCTTTCGCACATGTCACGCGTCGCGTCGTTGACGGGCTCGCCCAGTCCTGGGGGGGGGGCATGTGTGGGTGAATCCGCCGTACGGGCGCCGCTTCAACGACCCGTGGGCTGACAAGATGGCTCGCGAAGCGGAGCGCGATGACGTCAACACTATCACCGCGTTGGTGTCTGCGGCCACGTCCACGGATCGGTGGCACGAGCACTTGAATGACGCGGACCTGTTCACGTTCGTTGATCATCGCGTCGGTTTCGTGGGCGAGATGGATGGGCACGCCAGCTTCGCGAGCGCGATCGTGACCTTCGGCGCCGAGAACGTTAACGCTGACTATGTCGCGGCGCTCGAAGCGTTGGGTCTCGTGCTGGAGCGCAAGAATGCGCTGCGGGAGGTGGAGGCGTGGTTTTGAGGTGTTCTCGTGAGGGAAAGGGGGAGGGCGGGCTGGGGGGTGCGGCCGTGAGAAGCCGCTCAATGGCTTGCTGGCAGCGTTGCTTCCCGATGCGAGCGATCCACACGTGGAGTGACACATGATGAGTGACGACCACCCGTTCGAGAGTGTGAGTGAATCAAACGAGGAGCCCGTGCGCGGGCCGAGGGTCGATGAGGGGCCGTTGGGGGATCGCATCGTTGCGTACTGTGACCAGCACGACGACGGTGCGGGCGTGACCTACGACGAGATCGCGAAGCACTTCACCGGCCAAGGGTTCAGCCAACAAGCAGTCGAAGAGGCCGTGAACGCTTTGTTGGGGCGGGGGCGCGTGTTCGAGCCCGTGCTCGGGACATTCAAGGTGACGTAGGAGACGCTAACCATGTCCTCTCGATCACGATCGACGTTCCGCGGCGGCGAGGGGGAGTCGGTAACCGACCGCGGGCGCGACGGCTCGAAGGTGGTGGCGTGACCGGTGTCGTCTCGCTGGTTGCGGCGAGCGGGGATGAGCATCGGCGCAGCGGTCTTGCGAGTGACGTCTTCGCGCCGACCGGCGCCAAGATCGAGGTGGTGACGGCATGAGCGAGGACGGGGGAAAGCGTTCGCAGGTCAACGAACTTGCGCTGCCGCTGCGAGCCAACGCTGAGGAAGCGTTGCACGAGATCGAGGGGCGCCCGGTCCATGCCGCTCGTCGCCTCGCCTGCTACCACAAGGTGGTTCAGGCCCTCATACACAGCCACGGGATCGGGGATGACGATCCCGAGGAGGCGATGCGGCGAGACTTGCGCCGCCTCGAAGACGTGGGCGAGGCTGGCGGCTGTGACGAGGGGGCGGCGGGGATCGCCGAGCAGGCTCGAACATTCAACGAGGAGGTGCGTGAGTGATGAGCGTTAGTGGGGAGGGGAAAGCCGAGCGTCAGGAATGGTGCGTGAGATGCAGTACTTGGCATCGACCGCCCGTTGACGAGGACTGCCATAGGGAGGATCTGCGGGGGTGAGGCGGTGCTCGAACTGCGGCGAGTGGTACGACGCCAGTCAGCGAACCGTTGGCCGGAACCCGGAGTTGTGTCGTCCGTGTTTCGGTGCGCAGGGTGCTGCTCGTCACCGGTCGACAGGGTCGCGGTCGTCGTGACGTGATCTGTTGCGTTCTTGTTTCGCGTCGTGTTGGCGGTGATCGGAGCCGTCTCGTCGTGTTGGCGTTTCCGTCACCCGATGTTTTAGCTAACTAAAGTCGGCAAGGTTTGATAGGGGACTTGGTCTCTTTTATGGTGCGATGAGTGAGGAGGACCTTCCGCAGGTTCGTATCAGCGAGTTGCAGCGGGAGGGTTTGCATTTGCAGATCTTGGAGTGCACGCGTCAGGGTATGGAGCCGGGGGAGGTTACGGAGTATTTAAGGGAGACGGAGTCAGTCTTTGTTGATCCGCGAACGATTGGGCATTTCTTGTCGCGGTTGGGGGATGGGACGAACGAGATCGTGCAGGCGGGGATGGCGCACGAGTTGCGTAAGTTGCAGAAGACGGCTCGTCGGCGGTTAGAGAAGTTTTTGCGGAAGTACGATGAGGCGGAGGAGGCGTTTGAGGCGTCGGGTGACGGGGAGGCGTTCGAGCGGATGCAGTTTTACGAGTCGCGCATCACGGGCTGGTGGCATAATAATAAAGACTTTTTTGAGGAACAAGGTAATTTTTCTCTCGTGTTGCAGCAGACGAATGTTGAGCAGCATGACGAGAGCGTGAATATTCTCGTCGAGGAGTTGGCGAAAGAGGACCCGGAGCGCGCGGAGGAAGTTATTGCTCGTTTCGAGGGAGTTGACAGTGATGCGGACGTCGCTCCGTGAGGAGTTCCCGGATACAGTTCGGCGTGAGCCGAAGCATGTTTCGTCGAGTGCGAGCGAGGCAGAATTGGTGCGTGCTGGGTTAGTTGCGAGCAACTATCGTTGGCATTGGCATCATGCGTTGGAGGGGAAAGGTTACGATCCCTGGCATGACGAGAACCCGCACGAGAAACAGCAAGCGTTTCACGCGCTGTGTGATGGCGTCCGGGACGATGAACAAGACATCCGTTTCGCGGCGTTCGTTGGCGGTTTGGGGTCCGGGAAAACGTTGACGGGCTGCGCGGAGACGGTGAAGTGGTTGATCGAGCATCCGGGATTGACGGCGATCGTGGCCGCGAACAGTTACAAGCAGTTGATGTCCAGCACGATCCCGGCGTTCTTTAACGTGCTGCACCCGCTCGCGCTACACAGTAGAAACAAGGGCGAAAAACACACCGTCCTCACGAACGGCAGTGACGTGTATTTCCGTACGACGACGAACCCCGACGACGCGTTTCGCGGCATCGACGCAGCGTTCTTTCACGTGGACGAGGCAGCGTTCGCGAGCGCGGACGCTTGGAACGTGATCGTGGGGCGTTTGCGGCAAGTCGGTTACCCGCAAGGTGGCGTCGTGACGACGACCCCGAACGGGCACAATTGGCTGTTCGAGCGGTTCGCGAGCGAGGACGCCACGGACGGGTACGATTGGGTGCGCGTGAGTGCGACGGACAATCCGTGGTTGAGTGACGAGTACCTTCGCAGCTTGCGACGAACGTACGGCGATTCCGAGTTCGCGGCGCAAGAGATCCACGGCGAGTTCGTGCAGTTGGAAGGTCTCGTGTACCCGGGGTTCTCGGTCGATACGCACGTCATCGATCTCTCGTACGACGACGAGTACGGCGCGTGGGTTGATCACACGAACGACCGCCGCTTCCGGCCGGAGGACATACGCTACTTCGTGGATTGGGGGTACCAGAACCCGATCGTGTGTTTGCTGTGCCTCGTGGACGGTGACGGCCGCATGATCATCGCGGACGAGTACTATCGAACGCAAACGCTCGCCGCCGAGATGGGGCGCTGGGTGCGAGAGAACTGGGTCGCCAAACACGGTAACGGCACGATGGTATGTGACCCGTCCGAGCCGGACGAGATCGAGAAAATGGCGCGCATCGGGTTCCCGAGCGAGGGCGCGAACAACGAGATCATGCCGGGCATCCAGGAAGTTACGAGCCGGTTAACGATCCAAGACGACGGGTTGCCGCGATTGATGGTAGCGCAACGGTGCGAGAACGTGCAGCGCGAAATCCGCCGGTACCATTACCCCGAAACGGGCGAGGACGAGCCGGCGAAGGAAACGCCGCAGGACAAGGACGATCACACGATGGACGCGCTACGTTACGGCGCGATGAGCCTCGCGACGGGTCCCAGTGTGAGCGCGATCGACAACGCGGACTTGGATTTGGTGGTGTAACCATGACGCATCAACGATGCACGGTGTGCGGTAGCGTGTACGAGGACGACTATCTGGACAAAAACGGTCCCGACAACCGTTGCTGTCACGGGAACATGTCAGAGTTCAAGGGCGCGGACCCGGACGAGGCCGTATCGGAGAACTATCTACAAAAACAGAAAGAGAACCCTCCCGAGGCGCCGGAAGAGTTCCGGGGCGTCGAGGATCGCTCGAACCCATGACGCGCGAACAGCCTCACCCGACGCGATGCCCGATTTGCCGGCGAGACATGCAGCGATCGTTCAATCACAACGAGCGCACCGTGACGCTTTCGTGCCGTTGCGGTACGCGGACGGTGTTGAGCCTGGAAGCGTTCCGGGAACGGTTACAGGACGTGCGCGACGGCAATACCCGGGCGGTGCCGGCGTGATGACGAACCTGGTACCGATCTGTAGCGAGCATCTCCTGTTGCGGGTACATGACGGTGACGCGGACGTGCCGCGCGCTTGCGTCGTGTGCGGGCAACCCACGACGAGACGCGAGGATCCGAGCGAGTTGGTGAGCGCGAATGAATGACGCGATCGCGCGCATCGACACTCTCGATCCGCAGCCGGGTGACGTGCTCGTCGTGGAGACGAGCGAGCCCGCGGCCGCGCAACGACTCATCCAGCAAGTCCGGCCTCGCCTCCCCGAAGGCGTCGTCCCGATCGCGGTTGATCCCGGGCAGCGCGTCGGCACGTTATCGCCGGAGCGCGTCGAGACCCTGTACGAGGAAGTGTGCGGGGAATGAAGCGAATCCATCGGAACAGTGAGGCGTTATCGTGACCACGAACCCGATCATTGACCAGGTACTACCGGACGCGAAACACGAACTGTGCCGGGCCGTCGGGCATATCGAGGCGGAGAGCAGCGGGCGCGCGGAACCGTTCTGTGAAACGTGCGGCGAACCAACGCGACGAGGGGACGACGATGGTTGAGCAATCCAGTCCCGGCGGGACGTCGCTGCCGCGCAAGTTCCAGTACAAGCACCGGGACCAAGAGAACCGGCACGGAACGCACAACGAGTGGCTGTTCTTGCCGGAGCACGATTACCCGATGCGTTGCCCGGAATGTCACCGGCTCGCGGACCCGGCCACGATCTGCATCCCGCGCCAGTGCCCGACCTGTAACGCTAACTTCACGAAACAGGAGCTGCGCGACATGAGCGTGGAGGCGCAAGTCGTGAATCAGAACTATACGGGCTGGAGCAACAAGATCCTGGACCGGCTCAAGGACACGCACGGTGGCGTGAACGAGCCGGTGCACATCGGGAAGAACCTGGACCCGGTCGCCGGGCACGGCCAAGACAGCAAAATGGACGTGGCGCGCAACATGACGGCGTGGGCGAACCAAGTGAAGCGCGAAGCCGAGAACCCGGCACGGGCCGTGGCGCGCACAATCGAGGACATGAAGCAGGCGAAGGCACGTGCCGAGAACCGCCAGATGGCGGCACGGGTCGGCGATCACGACAGTATCCTGTACCGGAACCCGTTCGCGTCCGAGGTGTGCCATGAACATTGACTCGTCAACGAACCGGGACGGTTACGTGTGGATGTGCTCGTGCGGCAGCAACGCGCAAACATTGTTCCGGACCCAGGCGTCGGCCGAGCATCAAGGTGAGCAGCATCGCGAGCGGGAGCAGTGCGGGGGACGTCTCCGCGCGGAAGCGTTCCGGGACGTGCGCGGTGAGTGGGCGAAGCGGGAATTGGGAGTGTGACGTTCATGTCCAGCAACGAATCATCGAACGGCAACGGTACGAGGCACGCTGAGTGGGGCACGTTATCGTTGGGTGGGAACGATACGACACCACGGAACGCCGTGAACGTCACGGATCGGGAACGTTACGAGTGCCCGGAGTGCGGGCGAGCGTTCATGACGAACGAGCCGCGCCTTAGCGGCGTCCCGGTCCCGGGTCGGTGCCCCGTGTGTTTGCTCGACCGGTTGGCCGTGTACTTGGGCGCGCCCACGTTGGAGGAACGCGATGAGTGACCGTCACGTCTTACAGTTCCGAAGCGTGCAACCGTTGCCGGGGGACGAGGACTCGCCGACATGCGAGATCCGGGATCGCTCGGACGGGTACCGTTGCCCGCGATCCGCGGAGGCAAGGCTCACGTACGAGGTTCGACTCGTGGATCGTGCCGTGAACGTTACGGTTCACTTGTGCGGCTGGCACGCACAGCAAGAGGCGGCGCATCATGGCGCGTAACGACCTCTCGCAGGCCACGTACGTGGGGCGCGTGATCGGCGCCGCGGCAAGCGTACGTGATCGCGTCGAGGCGTTGCGTGACGACGGCACGTTACCGGCGGAGGACGCGGAGCGTTTATTGGTGCTCGTCGAGCACATGCACAGGAACGCGGAGAAAGCGTTGCGGAGTGTCGAGCATGGATAAGTTCCAGTTCGCGCAATTGGACGAGACCGAGATGGCGAACCTGAACCGGTTCGCGAACGCTCACCCGCACCAGGCGATCCAGATCTGTCTATGGATGGAGATGAACATGGTCATGGATCAGGGGGCCGCGGAGCGGTTGTGCCGTTACAGTGAAGCGTTGGCGGGAGTGGTTCGCGATGACGGGTAACGGGATCGAGGCGTCACGTCTCCGTCTCCGTCACCGGGACGGCGACCAGTGGACGACCGTCACGCTGGCCGGGGACGTGATCCGTGACGCGGAGGCGAGTGATGACGACTAACAGTTCGTTGCGAGCGTTGGTCTCGTTGGGGGAATGCCCGTGACGTTGTTCGATTGGCCGCGTACGGAAGCGCACACGTTCCTGTGGTACAATACGATGATGTTCGTCGGGACGTCCCTGTCAGCGTTCTTTTGGCGGCGGTGGGTGGGTTTCGTGACGGCTACCGTTTGGTGCTTGTTCTTTGCGTGGGACTTGTACATTCACCCGGCACTGTTCCCGGAGGAGAACTTGTCCGAGCAGGAGAAGGCGGCCGTCAAGTTCGAGCAACAGATGGCGCGCGGCGCGCAACAGGATCATCACCGGCAGCGCAAGATCAACGAGCGCCTCGCCGAGATGGAGACGAAGCACGAGCGGCTCAAGGACAAGTACAGTGAAGCGAAAGACAAGCTGCAAGAGTACGAGGAGTTGCAGCGAGAAGTGGCTCGCCTGAAACAGGGCGACGACGAGAGCGATGCGGAAGTGACGGCCAACGATGTTCGACAACACAAGACAAGCGGTCGTTGACGTGCTGTGGCTGGCCATGCTACGACGAACCCTTATCAAGCAAGAGGAGCGGCACCATGTCTGACGACAACGATGATCCCGGTCCGTCGGATGCCGAGTACTATGAAGAGCGCCGGTGGGCGAAAGACGACATTGCCCGCATCGCGCGCAAGGAAGCGAAACAGTACATTGACCGGAAACGCGAAACGTTGCTGGAAGACTTTGGCGCGTTCGTGCTCGAAGGCGGTATCCGTTTCCGCGGCGACGGGCAAGGCGGCGCGGACGCGCTCGTGGATCGGACGGAAGTCGCGAGCTTCCTGCGAACGTACTTCGAGAACGGGGACGACGTGAAGTTGCTCGTCATGCAAGCGGAGGAGGACGAACCGTGAACGTTACGTGCCCGACCTGTGACAGCAAGGTGCCCGTTGACGGTGACGAGCTGCGATCCCACGCTCGCGGCTTGCATCGGGGACCGTGCCCGGGCGTGGAGGAGGCTGGGCCGTGACGTTGATCGGAGCCGCGGGTTACGTGTTGGGTGGCGTTCTCGCGGGCGTCGCGGTCTACTTGTGGGAGGAGTACGTGAATGGTTGATTGGTCGCGAACGGCTCGCTTGTTCAAGGCCGGGCTCGCGTCGCGTGGCGTGATGCCGGATCGGCGCGCGGGCCCGTTGCAGCGCGACCGTGCCGGACCGTTGAATCGCGACGGGTTCGGTGAGGTTGGCATCAACGAACTGTACGAACTGTACCGTAAAAACAATGCCGTTCGTAAAAGCGTTCAAGCGTTGCGGGACACCATCCTGATGAACGGTTACGAATGGCAGCCAACGTACGGCGCGAAATGTAAAGTGTGCCGTGAAGAGTACGGCGTGGACGAGGAACCGGACTGGTGCCGGGAGTGCGGTGCACATACCGCACTGGACGCGAACGAGTACGAGACCGAGCGCGAGAACGAGGACGCTGCTCCAAGCGGTGTGAGCGGCGAGTCGGCGCCCGCTGGTCCCGGGGGAGGGGAGGCGGAGGACCCGAGCGGCCCGATGCCTGGCGACGATGACAAGCCCGTCGAAACGGACGAGGGCGTACGTTTCCCGCCGGACGTTGACTGGTTCGCGGAACCGGATCGGCGCGTCGTGGCGGCCGTCGAGGATTTTTTCGAGAAAGTGGATCGGAACGGTCACGACTTCATGACGGCGCTCCGCATCTTCGAGAAGCATCTCGACATCGTGGACGACGGCTTGATGATTCATCTCGCCGATTACGACATTGACGGGGACGGTCACATCAAGGACTGGATCACGCGCGAAGTGTTCGTTGCTGACCCGCGCAATTTCCAGAAAGTCGTTCATCCGCGCCTCATGACGCCCGGTGGACGGTACTGGATTTGTCTTCGTCACAGACCACGACCAGACGAGGCGTACCGTTACGATGACGGCTCGGAACAGTGGCGGCGCGAACCGTTCGCGGACGGTGACGAGGACGCGTACTCGCACCCGTCGCCGGGGAGCGTCGGTAACGTTCCGAGTCAAGGGAAAGTGTACGAGGAACCGGGCGAGTGCGAGCAGTGCGGGCGGAAGCTGCACGAGGTATGGTGGGTGGCCGTGGAGCCCGGTACGGGCGGCTCCTCGACCGGTCAGCAGGGTGGCGGCAGCGAGAACATCGTCGAGTATTACGTGGGACCGGACCCGGAGAGCGGTTTCCCGGGCGAGGTCGTGCACGCTACGAAGTTCGATCCCAGTTACGGGTACGGGACGTCCCCGCTCGTGAGCGTCTACGACATGGCGAAAACGCTCCTCTCGATGGAGCGCTTCATGCGGACGTTCTACGAGGAGGAGCGTATGCCGCGCAGCGCGTTGTTCATCCCGACGCGGAACCCGGATAGCGTGCAGGCGATGTGGAAAAGCGCGGAGGATCGGAACGTGAGCCAGGACGGTCATTACGTGCCGAAGTTCGGTTTCGATCCGGGTGACAGTTCCGCGATGCCGCAATACATGGAGTTCTCGCGGCTGCCGGAGGAGATGCAGTTCGAGCAAGTCCGCGACGAGTTCTATCGCCGCATCGGGAGCGCGTACGACGTGGCGCCCGTGTTTCACGGGAACGTGGACGCGGTCGGTCTCCAGAACCAGGGCCCCACGCAATGGCAAGTCACGTTACTCGGCGCGAAGAAGGGACAGTGCATCTATAACGAAGAGATCTTTCCGGCGTTGTTGAACTTGATCCGGTTGCCGTGCCCGGAGTGCGAGGAGCGCAGCAAATGGGAGGGCTTCGACAACGAGCAGTGCGGTCTGTGCGACGGTGAGGGGCGCGTTAGCGTTAACGAGTGGGAGTTACAGTTGGCGCCGGTCGAGTTAGAGGACGAGATGCAGCAGTTGCAGGAGAAAACGATGCGCGCGAACTTCGCGATGTCCATGCAGCAGCTCGGTTTCCCGCCGAAAGGCCGGAACCCGGAGACGGGCGAGTTCGAGTTCCCGGTCGAGCCGGAGGACGTGCCGGACGCATCGCCCGGCGGGCAAGGCAGCGGCTCAAGCGGCATGGGAGGCCTCCCCAGCGGCGGCATGGGTAGCGGGCAAGGCGGTCTTGGCGGCGCGCCACAAGGCCAAGGCGGCGGTCTCGGCGGCGGCCAAGGAGGTGGGGGTCGGTGAATCGTTCCGGTTTGCCGCATCGGGTGGGCCGGTGCGTGAACGGTCACGGGGGTCACCCATGACGTGCGGGTGCGGGGAACCAGAAGCAGAGCGTGTCGACGGATCGACGGCGCCTATGTGTCGTTCCTGCATGTTGGGCTGGAAGCGAAGCTTGTTAAGCGGCGTGTACGGTGACGAGAACGCGGAACGGCTCGCGCAAGAGTGGTGGGAGGAAACGTTCCGATGACGCCCGGGATCGCGGACCCGACGAGCACGTTAACGCACGACGAGAACCTCGACGACCCGTTAACCTGGTACTTGGCGGCGAGCGGGACCGTCTGGATGCGATGTCCGCGCGGACACGTCGCGCGCCTTCATCCCGAGCACGAGATCGGCGCGAACGGGAACGTTGAGCCGAGCGTGATCTGCCCGAACGAGGACTGTGATTGGCACCGCATGGTGACGCTCACGGACTGGGAGGCGCATCGATGAACCCGATCTTTCGCGCGAACCAGCACGTACTGGAACTGGGACAAAGCACGGCCGAGAACCGGCTCGCGAACTTTCATGCGTTCCTGCGCAAGCACCAGGAAGCGGCGCGATGGTTGCGGAAGCAGAGCGGCGCTGACGTCGCGGAGGAGCGCTTGTCGCGGGATCTGGATCGCGTCTTGCGGGAAGAGTTGGAGGCGTTGCCGCAGCATCGGCACGCGTCACCGGACGAACTGAACCAGCTCGTGAACAATATTTCGGAACGGACCGCGGACCGTATGCAGTCCATCATGGAGTCACGGTTACGCGACACGTACGTTCGCGGGCTACAGGACGTCGCGACGGGCGTGGGCGTCTCGATGGCGTTCTCGCCACGGCACGAACGCTCGTTCCAGCAAGCGTTAAGTGAGGAAACGTTAGCGGACACGTTCGCGTCCTTTACGAACGAGCAGGCGCGCACGATCCGGGAAGTGATTCTTGAAGCGTACCGTGACGGGCGCGTGAGTCCGGGGCGCATCAGTTCGCGTCTCGTACAAGAGATCGGGCACGAGGTACGTTCCCAGTTGGAGCGCATCGCGTCCACGGAAACGTGGAAAGTGTACCAGACGGCGCGCGACGAAGCGTACGATGAAGCGGAGGAGCGCACGGACCGTTCCTTCTTGTACGAGTTCGGGACCGTGAACGACGAGAAAACGTGCGACGTGTGCCGCGTCATCATGGAGGAGAGCGAGGGCGGCATCCCGAAACCGGAACTGAAAGAACTCATTATTGACGTCAGCACGGGACAGCACCCCGAGTACCCGGACCTGGGGAACCCCTCGTGGGACCCTGTCCGCGACGACAACTTCCCGCTCCCGCATCCCAGGTGCCGTCACCGGCATTTCCGTACCGGTATCGTGGAGCCCGAGCAAGAACGAGGTGACGGGGATCGATGACGGGGAAGCGCGCTGCGAAAGCGAACATCTACATTGACGATCCTTCGGAAGCGCCGAACGGCGTCGAGATCCATGAAGGACCGCGCGGTGGCTTGTACTACGAGTCGGAGGGGAGCGTTGATGAGGACGAAGCCGAGTCGTCAGGTGTCGCAGGCGCATCACCGGCGACGCTTGCAGAAGGGTACCGTGACGCTGTGCAGGAACGGTTAGAGCAAGCGCCCCTGTCCGACTGGGAGAACGGCCTTGATCCCTCCCGCATGACGATGGAGGAGTACGAACAGTTCGAGGAACCGTTCCGCCTGGTCGAAGCGCCCGGGGAGATCGAGGACGTCACACCGGACGCGCTGAACCGTTTCGGCGGCTGGCCGAACAGCGAGGCGACGGTCCCGGTGTGGGCGTGGGCGCGCGAGAAGTACGGCGTTGACAAGCTTCACCCGGACGTGGAGGAAGAAGTGGCGGAGCACGACCTGTCGCCCGAGCAGGCTGAACAGTTCGAGCAGGCGGCGGCGTTGGACCAAGCGTTGCATCGGGAGTGGAATCCGACCTACGACCCGGGCACCGACACCATCGAAGTGTTCCGCGGCACGGGCGCGGAGCACTTTCAGGAAGAGCTTGACCAACTCATCCGCTCGGGCGTGGGCCCATCGACCGACGAAGCGGACGTCACGCATCGGGCAGTGGAGTCGTGGACGGCCAACCCTGTCGTGGCGGGCAACTTTGCCGAGGACAACCACGGCGTCGTCATCTCGACGCGCGTTCCCGTGGAGCGCGTTATTGGTTCCTGGCTGTCCTCGGGACTGTTCGGGGGTGAGGAGGCAGAGGTGCTCGTCGCTGGGGACCCGGACGGTGACACCTACACGCGCGAGAACGTTAACATCATGGACCAGGAGGAGCGCTGGCAACTGTACAACGAAGAGGCGGTCGCTGTCCGCAACGAGTGGGTGGATCGTCTCCGGGACGTTGACTCGGACGGCATCGGGAAAACGAGACGGTACGTTTCGGAGCTGCTCGACGCGCCGGTCGGTGCCGAGTTACAGATGACGCGCATCCACAAGCAGGGTGAAGAGTACTGTGACGTGCCGGGTCACTGTTTCGAGACGCCGTCCGGTCTCGGCGGGCACGTTTCCGCGACGGGTCACGACGTCGCGTCGGAGCAAGTCGAGACCAGCGACGCGGCGCACGAATCGAGCCGCGTGAGCGAGACGGTCTCGATCCAGGACGCGGAACAGTACGGCGAAAAGCTGGTGGACGGCATCGACTGGGACGCGATCCGGGAACGCCTCGACGAAACGGATTACCGCGAGGCCGCGTCGTCGCATCTCAAGAACCTGGTCAAGACGAACGCTGACGAAGTGACGATCGGTGAGACATCAACGTTCGAGGAACTGCACGCCGGCCCGCTTTACAGTAAGATCGGGGAACAGTTAGTGGAGAAGCTCCCGGAAGCCGTTAACGCGACGGACAGTTGGGGCCAGAGCCCTGAGGAACCGTCCACGTTACCGATGTGGGCGTGGGCGGTGCAGAAGACCGGGAACTCGTTCGTGCATCCCGGCATCCTGGCCGAGGAACAGAAGCGCTCGGAGTCGTTTGGCGTTGGGCAACGGGACGCCGAGCACATGGCGCGCATGGCCGCGTTCACGCAAGCGTTCGTGCGTGACGTGGACCCGACGTACGACCCGGACACGGACACCGTCACAATGTACCGCGGCGTCAGTGGCGAGATCGCGGACGAGCTACGGCGCGCGAAAGAGGAAGGGAACGAGGAGCAGCTGGCCGTCCAGCATCGCGCGCTCGAATCGTGGACGGCCGACCCGGAAGTCGCGCAAGATTTCGGTGACGTGGTGCTGAGTGCTCGCGTTCCCGTGGAGAACATCGCCACGTCTTGGATGACGGGCCCGGGTCTTTTCGACGACGAAGCCGAGTACGTCGTGGCGAGCCCGGAAGAGGCCGTGTACCGTTTGGACGATGTTCACGAACCGTCCGAGACAGCGTTCCAGCGGGCGTGGGAGGAAGCGATCGAGCAATGGCAGGAGGCAGTCCCGGTATGATCACGATCGATTGGCGTGAGAGCGAGAGGAACGCTCACTGGCTGCATGAGGGGAGACGCGACGGGGACGAGCAACGCGATGTCGAGCAGCGCGTCGCTGTGAAAAGTCAGTGGATGCGTGAGGAGGCACCGGGGTCCGAGTTCGAGGAGCAGCTGCGCGAAGAACAAGACGAGGAGGACGGGCTTGTGTCGCTTGACAGGGTCGTGGATCACGACATTGATCCCGAGACGGGTGAAGTGATCGTGAAGCAAGAGGACGGGAACTGGTTCGGGGATGGTTCCTGTTATCGGGTCATCGACGAGGACGGTAAGGTCGTGGGCGTTGCGGTTGACTTCCCGGAGAGCGACGTTTACCTTGACTGGAAACGCGACGCGTTCGACCAGGAACTCGATCACCCGCACGTAAGCATCTACGGATCGCTGGATGATGCTCGGCAGGCGACCGGGAACTCGTTCGAGGCGATGCGTAACGAAGAGATCGAGACATCGCTCCTGAAGGTTGGCGTCAACACTGGCGAGATCGTCGTGACGCAAACGACCCCGGGCGATCTCCCACCGCCCGATCATCGCCAGTACGTGGAGGGTCCAGACGATGTGCCCGAGGGCGTTCCCGTTCACGAGGGTCCGCAAGGTGGGGTGTTTGTCGATCGGCGGAAAGCGCTCGCGGCGGCTGAGGATCGGGAGGCTGTGGTCGAGCACGCGCCCGCGTTCGATCGAACATGGGCGGAGCACATCCAGGACGCGCCAGAGATGGGCGCGAGCGAGAACGAGTACGACGAGTGGGTTGGTCAACTCACGGAACCGTTCTACGACCTTCACTCATCCTTGAGGGAAGCGTTCTCGGGTTCCAAGACCCGTGGTCGCCTCAAGGATGCCGGGTCGCTCAAGACAAAACGTGAGGATCGCAAGGAGGAGTACGACGACGATCCGTTAGAGCACATGGACGACATCATCGGGATGCGCGTCCTCACGGACACGTCCGACGACCTGGAGCAGACCGTTCGCCGGTTGCAAGAGTGGAGCGTCGCCGAAGGCGCTGAGGTTCGCGAAGTGGACGACAAGTTTCGGGAGGACCCAGCCGGTGGTTACTATCGCGCCGTTCACGTGGTCGTGACGGTCGATGGCGTCCCGGCCGAGATCCAAGTGATGAGCGAGCAGGTCGAGGAAGTCAAGGAGTGGGCGCAGGACTTCGCGGGCGTCTACAAGGGCGACAACGACGACGATCCCCAGTACTTGGACTACGCCGAGAAGCTCGGTGAGTGGGCGTTCCAGAGAGAGCGGGGCGTTGACGTCGAGAAACCGGAGTGCCCGCCGCGGGTGCGCGAGAACGGTCACTGCTTCGGGCAATACGGCTATGTCGAGTAAGCGAAGATTTAATATCCTTAAAGCCCCCACATGAGGTCGCCATCGAATGCCATTGATCGTCGCTCTCCGTGATGAAGCGAACCCGCGCACGCTGGTCGAGATGGAGATCTTCGACGACAGCCCTGCGGGTGCGCAGCGGGCGCAAGAGTCCGCCAGCCAGATCCGGGAGGAGTACGACTTGAGTGATTACAAGCTTTACCGCGAGACCGCGACCAGCGTCGAGCGGTTCTTGTCGCTCAAGCAGGTTCACGACTGGCCGGAGCACGTCGATGTGTGACGTCGCGTTCAAGATCGACATCACCGGCAGCAATCACGCGTACTGTGCCAGCGCGCTGCACGCCGTGATGTTCAAACACGTTCATTGCGGCGGTGACGGCGTGATCGTGCCGGTCCCGTTGCCGGAGCGGTGATCGAGGGCTGCCCGAGCGTGCGGGCGCTTACGATTCACCTTAACCTTCAACGGGGCGCACGCCCGCCTTTGCTTTTCCTTCTCGTCGCTTGACGAGTCGCTCCGGCCCTGCCGTGGGCTCAGGGAGCCCGCTCGGCGGTAGATCGAGAGCTGCTCGTTCGGCTCGGGCGAGCTGGCTTCGGGTTCGCCGGTTACGCCGACACGGGAGCGTGTTCGGCGTCGTGGTTGTCAGGGGTGTCCCTGCTTGTCGGTTGCCCGCTGCTCCCAATTTAGAAACTTTAATGAGGGTGTAGGTCCTACTACTTATTGCGCCCGAGAGGGCTTGAGGTGCCACGATGAACGGAACCAACACGGACCTGGTCCCGCCCGGCGACAAGGTCGAGCACAGCGCCGAGGTTCAGCGTTACCTTGGCAAGCAAGCGAAGCGCGCGGCGTACCCGCACCCCGACGAGGCGGGGGAGAGGGCGAATGATGCCTGAACCCGGCGACGACTCCCCCGACAGCAGCCTCACCGTGACCCGCGTCACGCGGACGAGCAAGCAGGGCGAACCCGCGGTCGAGGCCTGGTTCGGTACCGGCGGGCGCGTCCGGTTCCGCCGCACGGCCGAGCGGGGCATCATCGCGGAGGTGTGGCGACCCACCGATCCCGACAGCATTTACCTCGACTACACGTCGGTTTCTGCGCGGGACGCTGACGACACGAACGTCGATGAATGCCTGACGGTGTTTCTGGAGTACATGACGGGCTCGATCCCCCGCAACACTGGGGACGCTTATCGGGCCCTCGCGCACGACCCGGAGGACGAACCATGATCGCGAATACGCGAACCGTTGAGGATCGCGCCGTCTCGCCGGTCGTTGGCGTGGTGCTGATGATGGCCGTGACCGTCGCGTTGGCGGCGACCGTTCTCGTCGGTCCGGAATGGCTGGAGTACGAGCCGGCACCGTACGCGAGCGCTCGCACCGACGGTGCGGACATGGACGAGAACCTTGCCATCGACACGTTGCGCGTCACGTTGACTGGTGCTGAGAATGCGCCGCTGGACGCGACGCTGCGCGTGGAGGCGGGCATGGATCGCGCCGAGTTCGCGGCTGAGGGCTGGGACATAGGGGAGGCCCGCGCCCTTCCGTGCTTGGGCGAGGGTTCGCATACGCTCGTGGTGAGCGCTGACAGCACGGTCGTTGCGGATGTGGTGCTTGAGTGCGGGGAGGCGCCGGGCGCGTTCGCGGCGGCCGAGTCCGAGGAGGGTCGAGAGAGGGGAGAGCTGTCCTGTGAGGGGTTGGGGGTTTGGAGCGAAGCGCTTCCGCTCCCGGATTGTTTAGCGATTGACGTCAGCACCCCCGACTCGCCCCAGGAGGTTTAGAAAATTTAATAAGCAAGTAGGTCCTACTACTATTCGCGCCCGCGATGGGCGTTTGAGGTGCCAGACGATGACGATCAACGCGACAGGACTCGATCCCGAGGACTGGCCGACGGACGTCGGGGACACGTTCCCGGCGCTGCTTTACAACTATAGCCCCAAGCGCGCCGCGTTGGCGACCGTGCGGGTCGAGAAGGTCCATCCTCGCCCCGCGGAGGGCAAGACCGGGTACATCGTTTCGATCGTGGACGACGAACCCCGCGAACGGCTCTCGCACCCTGACGCGGTCGGCTCGTACACGGACGGCGTCCTGTGCGAGCTGAACGACGAACTCGGGGACACGTTCTGGGCGACGAGCACCCGCTGGACGGCGTACCCGGTCAGCGAGGACGCGCGCGAGCGCATCCGGGAGCGCGAGGAGGAGCTGGCCGAGCAGGCCGAGCGCGAGCGCCGCAACAAGCAGCACGAGGAGGCGCTCCGCTGGAAGGAGCGCGAGGAGCGGAAGCGCGAGACGATGGCGCCGATCAAGGACCTTTCGTTCGGGGACGTCACGAAGACGGGCAGCGGCGAGGGCTCGACCGTCCGTCAGCGGTTCACCGTCGAGCACAAGAACGGGGAAACGTACGAGGGCGTCGTGAAGAACGTTTTCGACGCCGGCACTCTCGTCGTGCTGGACCGCCTGGACAAGGCCGTGTGGGCGTCGGACGACGCCGGCGAGGCCGAGGAGGAGGTCGCGGCTGCGGCGAAGCGCGCAAGCGACGTCCCCAAGGGCGTGCGTATGTGATGAGTCAGTCTTGCCCGAGCAACGGCTGCCACGGGGTGGCCGTGGGCAGCCCCACGTACCGTCCTCAGGCGTTCGGGGGGTTCGCGTACAAGTTCGTGTGCGCGTGCGGCGCGTTGTGGGAGAGCGATGCGTCGGATGCGGATCGTGCCAGCAGGATCGAGGTCGTCCGTACCGGGTCGTAGCCCCGCGAGGCCGCACGGGGCCCGGCACCGTTTGATCGAGTGCCGCCGGTTCGAGTCCGGTCAGGGGCGTTATGATGATTCGCCGTAACTGGAACGAGGGCGTGTGGGAGGAGAAACGGGACAAGTGGGTGCCGCTTCAGCTGCATCCGTACGGGCCGGAGGCGGGTCCGGGGCTCGCTGAGGGAGTGCCCGCCGTCAAGGACGAGGGTTTCGTGATGGATCAATTGCGCCACGAGACGAGCGAGACGATCCGGGTGCTGCCGCCCGTGGGCGAACCGTCGGGCCTTTAGAAAATTTAATAAGCAAGTAGGTCCTACTACTATATGCGCCCACGCGGGCGCGTTGAGGTGCCATGATGAGGACGCAAACCGCTATCCGCGAGATCGTGACGACAGCCGTCCAGCGAACTGACGGCGAGTGGAGTGACCGCTTCCTCGCTGCGGCGATCCGGGACGCCACACAGCACCCGGACGTGCAAGGATCGCGTGCGGAGATCAATCGCAGGGTCCGCGCCGCGTACACGGACGCGATCTACCAGGAGGAGGTCCTGTGAGCCTGACTCGCGCTGGCGCGAAGCATGACGAGCACGCGCGGCGCGCGTGCCGCGTCACGGCTGCTGCTGCGGACGTTTGCTTTTGCGGTTATCACTGCGACGAGACCGCGGACGAGGCATCGCACCCGGACCGTTACGAGCAGTTCCAGGCCGTGCTCGACGGGCTGAACGAGTACCAGGCCGAGGTCCGCATCTGGCATCACAATCAACGGATGAGGTATCCGAATCCGATCGGGCATCGCAACTACGGTGACGACGACGAACCGGAAACGCCCAGTCTCGCGGATCTTCGCGACCAGTACGAGGAGACGTGGCGCGGCCAGCTCGCGCCCGAGGAAGTGGCCGCTCACGCGCCCACCAAGGACCCGCGCTCGTTGGCGCGGAACGAGCTGGGCATCACGACGGACGCGTTCCTCGAAGCGCTTTGGCAAAGCGTCGAGGCGGGTGGTCCGCACTGCCCCGTTCCGCGGGTCGTCGACGACGAGGACGCGATCCGATCCTTCCGCGTCGGTGACATCATCCTCCTTGATGGCGTCGCGTACCTGTGCTGTGACGTTGGTTGGGAACCCATCCAGTTGGAGGTGCGGTGATGAGCCGTGACGCGTTCGCGGTATGGGCGCACGAGCATCCTCGGAGACGCTCGGCGGGAGGCGTTAGTCGAGCTGCTGGCATCGCCGCGGGATGGGCGTCCCGACGCGCAGGAGGGAGTGTGATGCCTCGCTGTCCTGAGTGCGAGGCTGGCGCCGACCGGGTCGCCGTCAACTGGTTACGAACGAACGGCTTCCCCGCCAAAGTCGTCGAAACGCTCGCGTGTGGGAACGGGCACCAGGTCCTCATCACGTACCGCGTGACCGAGAAAGAGACGCACAACCTTGACGAAGACGTTGAGGAGGCGTCCGCGTGATGCGGGATCGGCTGGAACCGATCGTTCGGGACGTCAAACGGGACCGTTTCGCGCGGCCCGGGGACGTGGACGATGCGCGAGCGCTGGGGATCATCGTTGCGAAGTACTGTGACTTTGAGGCGGTGCGGATCGTTGACGCGGCGCGCGCTGCGTTGGAGGACGCTCACTGTCAACGGTTAAGTGATCTTGTTCGGGGTGCGTGGGAGGAGGAGCGTGGTCGTTGGGAGCGCGAGCGCCGGCAACTGTTGGAGGATCACAATGGGGCGCTCGACACGGATCATCGCGAGCGCGCGTACGGGCTTTTGACCGGACCGAACCGTGATGACTCTCTGTCGGGGTTGTCCGGGACGCGCATCCGAGAATTGATGCCGCACGTCGTGCGTGGGCTGAAGCAGGCGGAGAATCGCGGCATCGACGAAGCGGCCGGGGTTGTGGAGGACATGGCGGAGTCGGTGGCCCCCGACGGGGAGCGAGCGCTGTTAGAGAAAGCTGCCGCGTTGGTTCGGGATCGGAAGCGCGACGTCGAGTGAACGTTTTCGACGTTTTCGGGTCCAGCGAAAACGTTCCGCGGGCGTGCATAAGTAGGGAAATGCCTATATATGTCGCCGGCACGCACTGCTGTTGGTGGCCACTCCAATCGCTGACGGGACCCCGAGCGAGGGGTTCCTGCACTATTTCCGTAAGGCGCAGCGCGTCCGCGAGGAGTTCGGGGACGATACCGCGTACGCCACCATCCGAGAGGACCTGCGGAGCAACGGTCTCTCGAAACAGCTCGCGGACGCGGTCGCGAACGACATCCTGAAAGGCGACCCGGACTCCTTCCGGCAAGTCGTCAGCGGCGACGACGAGGAGCGTGACTTTCCCGCAGACGATGAAGAGGACGACGAGGACGCGACGGCGAAGGATTGTGGCTGCGGCCGCGGAACGGATTGCTCTTGCCAGGACTCGAACGAGCCCGAGGACGCGGCGGAGCCCGAGGACAGCAACCCCATCAATCGAGCGCGAAAAGCGGCGCGGCGTCCGAGTCCGCGGAACGAGATGCGCGTGTTCAAGGCGCGCGACGGCGTCACGATTTACGGTCCCGCGTCGGTGGCCGTCGTTGACGACGAAAACGACCTCATCAAAGGCGACGCGCTCCGGGCGGCGCTCCCGCAACTCTTGAAGCGCGCCCGGTTCTCGTTGCAGCACACGGACATCATTCCGGGCGAGATCCTCGAATCGTGGGAGGCGAAGGACGGCACGGTTTACAAGACCGAGGTCCGCGCCGTCACGCCCAGTGATCTGCAACGGTTCGATCTGCTCAAGGACGCGGACGTCGAACCGGGGACGGAAGCCCTGTTCGTCGTTGGGAAAATTTACACGGACGACGAGATCGGGCGCGACATCGCGGAGAAGATCCTGAAAGGTGATTTGCGCGCGTTCAGTATCAGCGGGCAAGCCGTGCAGTCCCAACAAACGACGGACTGTAGCGGGTTCACGTGCAAGCTCGTTAACGAGATCGAGAAGATTAGCCTCAGCGCCGTCACGATCTGCGATCGCGGCATGAATCAAGGCGCGGGGTTCGACGTCATCGCGAAAACCGAGAACGGGATGCGAGTCAGCGACGGCGAAGAGTCGTATCGTTTCTTCTGGAACGACGACGACGAGGAACCGGACAAGCAGGACGGTGACGAGGACGTCGAAGAGTACGAGGACGCGCTCGCGACCGTTGACAAGGCGCTCGACGACCTCCTCAACGACGAGGACGGAGCGGACGCTGACGAGGAAGCGGACAGCGACGACGAGAAAGAAGAAGAGGAGGGCAAGGAGATGAAGCGCCGCCTGGAGCGCCTCGACGAGACGGGACGCGATGACGAGGACGAGCATCGGTCCCACGACGACGTCATCGAGGACGAAACGAGCAAGGCGGCGATCCTGGACGGTATCGCGTTCAAGGACGCTATCGCGTGCGGCTCCCTCGCCGATTACCTGTACGAGGCCAGCATCGATCTCCAGAAAGGTAACGTTGACCGGGCCGGTCTCGCGATCGCGCGACTGAAACGAGACGACGCGCTCGTCAAAGATCACGTTGACGCGATGCGCCGCGAGGAACGCAGGGACGTCCATGACGCGCTCGATGACTTTCAAGAGTACATGCGAGCGTTCGAGCGCAACGTCAGCGCCGACGACATCGCATGGCTGGAAAGCGCCGTTGACGTTATCAGTGACCTCGACGAGCACGTCGCTGACAGTTACGACGAGCACGCCGCGCACCGCGACAAGACGCTGAAGGAATTGCAGACGCTCGTTAAGGATCGCACGTACGTCGATGACCCCTCGGACGCACCCGAGGGAGCGGACGTACAGCAAGGCCCGCGCGGCGGCTACTATTACGACGAGAGCGCCGAGAGCGGGGGTGACGAGCCTCACGGCGAGGGCGATCCCCATGATGGGGGCGATCCCGGCGGCGAGGGTGGCGGAGCCCGATTCCCGGAGGTCCGGGAGATGCTTGGTCGTGAGCCGGATTACGAGAAGATCGAAGAGATCTTCGAGATCAAGCCGGAAGCGTTGCGGGACGTGATCGAGACCGTCGAGTCACACGGCTATGGCGGCACCTCGGACTATGCGCGAGTCCTTGACAGAAAAGACATGAACACCCTTCCGGGATACCGTAACGCGCTCGCGCGCGAGTTGGCTCACCCGAGCGGTGACAGGTACTTCCGCGATACCGGTGAGCACAAGATGAAGTCGCTCGGCAGCGAAGTGATGCGTCAGCGGCCCACGTACGGGCAGAATCGTGGCAGCGACGACAGCGGCTCGTTCCGGGGGTTCCCGTTGGATTATCCGGCGCGCCCGACCGCGGCGTCGTCGGCGCACGTGGCGCGCGCTGACGCGTCGTCGCAGAAGCCGCAGCTCGGTGACGTCGAGGATTATCTTTACCCGGCGGGCAGTGACCGTACGGAGGACTCCGCGAACGATGACGACGACACGGCCGGGACACGCCCGCGAGGGTTCGCGATGAAGGAGTACGAGAACCAGCTGGATGACGTCCTCGCCAAAGACGACGAGGACGAGGACAGCGAGGAGTACGGGGCGTGCCCGCGGCACGAAGACGGTTGCCCCGAGGACTGCGAGCACCGAGACGACGGGGACGTTGCGGCGATGAGCAAGACGCTCGACGAGCTTCACGCCGCGAGCGAGTGGCGCGCGAAACGTCACGCCATGCTGCGCCAATTCACGAAGAAGCCCAGTCACGAGCGGGTCGCGAGCATGTACAAGGGCACGCTCGGCATGATCCGTGGCAAGGATCGCGACGATACCCGTTTCGAGCAAGAGGACGAGGACGATTACGAGGATCGCCGGCTCGACGAAACGGACGACGTTAACGAGCACGAGGGCTCCGCCGCCGACAAGGACGGGATCTTTAACGGCCTCGATCAACAGATGGCGCAAGACAAGCAGCGGCGCGAGCAGCGAGCCGCTGACTCTCCGCGCGATCGGGACGGCGACGGGGGGGACGTCCCGGTTGACGAGCACGTCGCGAACCCGAAAGAAGCGCACGAGTGCGTCGAGAGTTTGCGCGACGAGGGTCATGACGAGGAGAGTGCGTGGGCGATCTGTCAACATCAACAGAAGAGCGCGGACGCGCACGGCGTCAGTCACGTGCACAGTGACGCGTTCGTGAGGGCGTTGAACGAGATCCCGCGATCACAGGCTCGGCGCGTGGATCACCGGTTAACGAAAACGGACGACCCGAGCTTGGCCGCGCACATGCTCGCGTTCGCGGCGCTGGGCGGCGAAGTGTTCGAGGAGGAGTGGAACGAGCAATGCTCGGCCTGCTTCAAGATGTATCAAGAGTTCGATAACCCTGACCGGGTGTTCGACGCGATGAAGCATAGCCTGGACGGGAACATTGACGCGTCCATGTTGCCGGAGCAGGATTACTTGGAGTTCAAGGACACGTTCCCGATCGTTTACGAACAACTGACCGGGAACGCCATGCCGAGAGGTATGATTCCATGACGGCTCACGCTCCCCCCTCCTCTTCGTGGGGAGGGTTCACGGAGGTACACAATGACTGAGGATACCAACGTGCCTCCTCCCGACGACGAGGAGGAGGACGACGACGAGGAGATCGCACTGATGAACGACACTGGACCCCCGGACGAGGAGACGCAGGATCGCTCGCCCGAGCGCGACGAGGACGAGGAGGACGAGGGCTCGCCCGAAGCTGAGACCGAGGAGGTTCTCGACAAGGCCGTGCAGGCGCTCCAGTCCGTTTCGAAGCAGCAGGAGCGCATGGGTGAGCGGCTCGACCGGATCGAGCGGCGCGTCCTGAAGGAGGACGAGCCTCATCCCGAGGACGACGTGGAGTTCCCGGACGGCCAACAGGAGGAGGCCGTCGGGGAGAACCCCGAGGAAGAGGAGGGCGGCGGTGCGCCGGACCGTTACACGGACTCCGACGCGCAACGTCACCAGCGCTCGTCCTCGGAGCCGGCTAACGATACCACGGACGAGGACGAGTCCAAGATCCCGAAGAGCCGCGACACGTTCACGCGCGACGAAGTCGAGGAGCTGCTCGACGAGGCGACGAGCCGGGCCGTGTCTCAGGCTGAAGAGCGCGCTGAGGAGGTCGCGAAAGCGTCCACGCCCGCGCCACCGGGTTTCGGTCGCAGCGACGAGCTGCAAGAAGTGTTCCAGAAGAACGATAACGATCCGCGGAAGGCGCTCCCGAACTTGATCGAGAAGGCGATCGGTGAGGATCGGGACGTGAGCGGGGGCACGTTCGAGTCCAGTGGTCGCGTTGGGTTCCGCGCTGGGACGAAGCAGAACCACTTCGAGGTCAACAAGTACCTGAACAAGACCTACTTTGGAGGTCGCTGAACATGTCGAACGACCTACTCGGTAACAACGTCTCCAGCTACGTCGAGTGGAGCCTGGAGAACAAGGCGTACCCCAAGTTCGCGAAGAACTTCTTCAAGGCCGGTGACGTGAGCAATCTTGGTGGCGCCATCAACGTCACCTACGGCGCCCTGGTTTACGACCAGGTGAACCGTGAAAGCAACGCTCACGCGATCTTGAAGAAGGAGCCGTGGGAGCGGTCCGGTTTCCGCGTCACGACCAGCGACCCGAACACGAAGGGCGCCGGCGGCGCCGACCCGGACGCTGACACGGCCAGCGGCTCGACGCAAGGCACGGTCGCCAGCAACATTGATACGAGCCCGACCGAGCTGGATAGCATCCCGGGGTTCCTGCATTCGCCGTTCAACTTGACGACCGACGCCGGGTTCCGTGCGCAGCACGACGACGGGCTGGACGTCTGGGAGTGGAAGCTCGCCGTTATGCGGGACATTCACTCGCAGCTGCTCAACGAAGAGCTGGTTCGTTCCGCGCACGCGGACTCGAACGACATCGGCGCCAACGCGACGAGCGATGCGAAGAACGACGCGAACTCGAACGCGAAGGGTCTGGAGACCATCGATCGCCACATCGCCAGCGATCAAGAGGACGACGACTTGGCGTCCTCGAACGATAACGGTCACTACGACCCGTACGAGGGCGACGTTGATCGCAGCGCTACCACGTTCGATAGCGTCGTGGCGCGCCCCGACGGATCGAAGAACAACTACAACCAGAACCTTACGTGGCAGCTCGACGGATGGGATACCATCATCGACGACACGGAGGACAACGGCGCGGACCCGACGGCTCAAGTCTTCCTGACGGGCCGTGACACGCGGCGCGCGTTCTATCGCGAGCTGCAAAGCCAGGGCCGGTACGACCTGACGAGCGTGCAGGCGAAGCTGGACATGGACGGGCTCAGCACCACCGCCACGCACCCCGGGCGCGACATCACCTTCACGATCCGCGCCTACCAGGATCGGCCGATCGTTGCCGACAAGAAGCTGGCGTCGAACGGGACGAACGACTTCGACGACGACGGCGAGAACGGCGGCACGGGACTGACCCACACCTACCTCATCGACCAGCGCCACGCGCACATGAAGGTGGGCTTCCCGACGCTGTACGTTGACGTGGATAACCCGGTCATCCGCGGACAGTTCGATACGCGGGCGCTGTACTTGACGTGCGAGCAATCGTACTTTACGCGGTACAACGTCCACGGCAAGCAGCGTAGCGCGGACTGACCAAACGACGAGAACGACGTATCGGTGAGGACATGACGGAGCGAGTACGATTCACGGTGGACGGTTCGCGCGCTACGCCTCCACGGCGCGTGATGGCGGGCGGAGCGGCGATCACTCTCCGGCCCGGTAACGAGTACGTTGGGCATCGCCACCTGGTCGCGGAGTACGATGACCTCTCGATCCTCGCCGAGGACGAACAAGACGGGCAGGCAGTCGAGGAGAGGACTGACGCGGCAACGTCCGAGGGCACGGAGCCTGATGAGGGCGACGATCCTGCCGCAGAGACGGCCGCGACACCGGTTGACGAGGACGATCCAGCTGAGGATGACGATCACCCTGACGGCGAGCCGTCGTTGGATTGGCTGAAAGACGAGCTGCGCGCGTACGCTGCCAACGTTGGCGTCGCCACGTCAGGCACCAAGCAGGACATCCTTGACCGTATCAATGACGAGGAGTGATGACACGTGACGAAAACCTTTACGAAGGTTGACGAGACCAAGCGAGGCGCGTTCGGTGACATGACGGCCGTGTTCGGGCGCCTGGACATTACCAGTTACACGTCCGGGGGTGAAGACTTCGCTCTGAGCGACGTGCCGGGTCTTAGCTCCACCGTCACGACCGTCCTGTTCGGTGGCGTGAGCGATCAAGGGTTCGTGTTCCATTACGACGAGAGCAACGACCAAGTTAAGGCGTTCGCGCAAGACGGCAGCGGCACGTCCGGGTCCGATACGGTGGGTCTCGCCGAAGCCGATGGCAGCGATGACGCCGGCGAAGCCTGGTGCATCGTGATCGGGAAGTGATCCCCGATGAACATCACGCCCGCATCGGACGAAGCCGCCGTCGAGTACGAGATGGTGGAGCGCATCCCGGAGGAGCGCGGGCAGAAGCACCGCGTCGTGGATGTTCACATCGAGAACTGGGACGAGCGCTTCCTCTCGCTGGACGCCGCCCAGCTCGGCGTTCGTCGCCTCTCGCACCTGAACGTTCAACCCCTTGACGGGTTCTGGAACGTGTACTGGAACGGAGACACGAACGACCCGATCCTTGGGTTGGACCCGATCCCGGAGAACGAATCCATGACGGTTCGCGTCGAAGTCATCGGGTCATGAACGATGAACCTCAAACGCGCTCTGCGACGGGAAGCGAAGTCCGTTCTTCGATGCTTCACGAGGAACGATAACGTTGATGAATGAGTTGCGAGCACTCCAACGCACGTTCAGCCTCACGCCCCGGAACAACGACACGGAAAAGTACGTTCTGTGGGTCATCGTTGCCGTGTGGGCGATCGGTGGCCTCGGCCTCCTGTACGGTGTCGTGCCGCTGCATCGGGAGGAGGCGAAAGAGTTGTGGACGTTCCTGAGCGGCGTAACGGTTTACTTGTTCGGGCGCGTCCAGGGGAAGGAGAAGGAGCGCATCATCATCGCGGAGGACGACGAGTAAATGGTGTCCGTCACGACTCACTATGACCACAAGACGCGGCGCGGTACGAGCGTTGCCCGGTTCGAGGTCACGTTCTCGACCAGCGACTTAACGACCACCGGATCGGATGCGCCCGTCTTGGAGTGGGAGGGGTACGATCAAGTAACACTATATTTCCAATACACGGGCGACGACAGCGCCACGGTACAGGTCTTCGACGCGCCGGACGTTGGTTTCTCTCGCGGGAACCAGCACCAGGTTGGCAGCGACGTCACGCTCCCCGACGGCTCCGCGACGACGCAATTCGCGACGCTCACCGTCACTCGGCACGCTCCGTTCGTTCGCGTTAACGCGAGCACCGACGCCGCCGACGCGACGAGCGGCGAACTCGTGGTGGACGTTTGCGCGAAAACGACATGAGGATATGATGCATGGGCGTTATTTCTGGCAGCGTCGTCACGCAGCTGTCCGATGCGCCGATCAAGTTGCGGGTCGGGAGCGTGGACACGTTAGTGACGGACGCCACGAACACGCTCGTCTCGTTCTCGGGATCGGAGGACATCGTTGGCTTCATCGTGGACGGGACGCACCCGGGCGTGTGGCGGCTTCGCATCGGCGGCGCTCTCAAGATCCAAGCCAGCACGACGGGCAGCGAACTCAGCAAAACCGTCCTGTTAGGTGGTCGACTTCCCGTGGACAGCACAGACACGGCCGAGATCGCAGTCGAGAACGTAAGCTTCGAGAGCGCGGATTATCACGTTACGGTGATGTTGGATGACGGCTGACGCACCTGCCGAGGACGAACTGGAGCGCGCGCGGGTGAGCGCCCAGCTCGCGAATTATCAGAGCCGTAAGGCGGAAGCGAGGAAACAGATCCTCGACATGAAGCGACAAATCGCGGAGAAGGAGCAGATGGTTGAGGACTATGACGACGAGATCGCGCAACTCGAAGAGGAGCTCGCAGAACTGTAATGTAGGAGGCACTCCATGACGCAAGCACCACAAGACGTTCGACTACTCGACAGCGACGGCGACCGTTTGGACATCTCGTCCAGTGGCGGCGTCACGGTCACCGACGACGGCACGTTCGAGAACGACATCAGTGACGTCACCACCGGCGGCGTGGGTTCGCAAACGGACAACCTTGCCGTGGACGTTAACGCGCAAAGCGGGTCCGCGTTGGACGTTAGCGGCGCCACGGTAACGGTCACGGACAACGGTTCGTTCAGCGTGAACGAGCTACAGGACGTGAATACGGGCGGCGCGCAAACGAACAACCTCCTCGTCGACATCGCGGCGCAGAGCGCGTCCGCGTTGGACGTCAGTGCCGCGACCGTGACAGTCACGGACGACGGCGCGTTCGACGTTAACAGTATCGATGACATCACGACGGGCGGCGCCGGATCGCAAACCAACGACCTGGCCGTGGACGTTAACGGCCAAAGCGGCGCCGCGTTGGACGTTAGTGCTGCAACCGTGACGGTCACGGACGACGGTAACTTTGACGCGACCGTTACGCAGTCCAGTTTCGGGAACTTGCTCGCGGACGCTGACCTGTACGTTGGCGGATCGGCCGTCAGCTCCAGCAACCCGGTCCCGATCGTGGAGGAGGGCGTGCTCGGCACGGACGACGCTGGACAGCAAACCGCTGCCGCGGTGTCTCCAGGCACGACCAGCACGCTCACGTTCCAGCCGAGCGCGAGCGTTACGGCAACGGTCCGCAAGGCTACCATCAGTGCCGAAGTCCCGTTCCGTGCCGAAGTCCAGAAAGTGGATAGCGGCGGGACGCCAACGACGATCGCGCAACTGCATGGGCGCTCGAATACGAGCGTTGACTGGGAACCCAAGGTCGCGAACGCGTCACTGTTCCAGCAGGCCGTGAACGGTACGCAGGACGAACAGTTCGATGTCGTCGTCGAGAACAAGGAACCGTCCGTCGGGAACACGGCTGACGTTGACGTAACGCTCGAATGGAGCGAGGAGTAACGGATCATGACTGAGGACGAGGCACCGGAGGCGCAAGTGGACGTTGACAGTCGCCGCGAGTCCTGGGCGATGTTGATCCATCTCGTGGACAACCTCCTGGAGGAGCAGCGCCGAACGAACGAACTCCTGGAGGACATCACGGACCCGTAAACGGTGACGAGCCGTGGCGAGCGAGCACGATTACAGCGTCATCATTAACAAGCCGGGGGATCGAGCCGTTGACGTTAGCGCAGCGAGCGGCCTCCTGACGGCAGGCCACTCGAAGTTCTCTCGCCTTTTGGCGCGCCAACCCTCGGACGGCGAAGAGATGCGATTCGCGATCCCGAGCGATCTCGCGAACGACGACATTTACATTGGCGTCGCGCCGGACGGGACGGCGACGTCAGCGTCGGACTGGGACGTGGTTCGCGTGTACTGTGACGGGAACGCGAACCCGAAACGTGCCCGTCTCCGCGAAGGCATCGCTTGGGATCAACGGGGCAGTGGGTGGTAACGGTGACCGTCACGAACGTGTACGTTTGCATGAACTGTAACAGCGAGAAAACGTCCGCGGGAGGCGTCAAACAACATTTGGAACAGCACCCGGGGCACGAGTTCCGGCGCCGCATCCGGTGGGTGTAACGTATGGCTCGCCCTCCGCTCTCCCCGCCACAAACCGCGGACTTGGAGCTGCACCTTGACGCGAAACAAATCACCGCCAACGATGGCGACAGCCTCAGCCAGTGGGGGGACCAGAGCGGGAACGGGTTCCACGCTTCGCAACCCACGTCCGCGAACCAGCCCACGTACACGGAAGACTATGGCCGCGCTCGTCCCGGGGTCCGTTTCGATGGCGGCGACGATTTCATGTCGATCGGGCATGACTCCACGCTCGACGGTCTGCAACCCTTCACCCTCATCATCGTTTACAAGAACGAATGGGGCGCGATCGGGACCCAGTTCCCGATCGCCAAACACGACGTGAGCCTCCCCGATCAAGAGTGGGCGCTCACGTTCGCGGACGCTGACCCCAACGATCCGTTACAGCAACAGCAGCACAACTATAACGGGAGCGGCCCGTACCGACCGCTTCAAGTACCGGGGACGTGGTCCGTGTCAACGCTTCGCGGCTACGTTAGCGGTGGCAACGACACGGTAAGTTTGCAGCGGTGGGGAGCTGACGAGAACAGCTCGGGGAGGACCGCCAAGAGCACGTCAACGACGGTCACGCTGGGTGCTCGATGGGCCGACGAGGGCGCGGGAAGCGTTCAAGATCACTGGAACGGCGTTATGTGCGAGGTCCTCCTGTACAGTGTTGATCTCGACGAGTCAACGAGACGGGACGCACAGAACTACCTGTTCCATCGGTGGGTTGACCACACCACCATTTACCTCGACGATCAAGAGACAGGGTTGGAGAACGAGACCTGGACTCAGTACTTGAACGGACAGTTCCCAGTGGAATATCACGCGGGCGTGCGTCACGAAAGCTTGAGTCCAGGTGACGCCAGTAACGCCCTGTTCGAGGTCCGCGACCCGGACATTGGGAGCGAGAGAAGTGCTCGTCGAAGCGAGAATAAACGTAACAGCGTGAGTAGCGGGGACGAGGACAGGACGGACAACGTCGTAGTTCACATACCCGAGAACGGCGAGATCCGGTTCCAAGACCAAGACACCGACACCGCGAAATCGTTGCTCGCCGAGCACATCGTGATCCAGCACAGCCCCCCGCACGGGAACGAAGAGCACAGCGAAACGTTCGAGACCACCGACGACACGTTCGACGGGATCGGTTTCGTGACTGACTTCCCCTTCAAATAGCGATGTGGCAGATCGGGGATCACGAACTCATCATTCGCCGCTGGTACAAGAACGGTAACGACGTAACGTCCGGGAGCGCGGACGTCGCGTTCGTCCGGAACAACAGTGGTACTGTCGAGTACTTGCAACAAGACGAATCCAGTTGGGACACCGCAACGTACCGGCACTCGATGACGTTCACGCCCGGACTTGGATGGCGTCTCGGTATCGAGATCCCGAGCAGTATGCAAAGCCACAACATCGTCGCTGTGGCCGAGCACTCGGACCCGGCTTTGCCACCGCTTGGCGAGGGACATTACGTGACCAGCCATGACTTGGACGACTTGTCAGGCGGCGCCAGCCTGACCCAGGACCAGATCGCTGAAGCCGTCTGGGACGCCCTCCTCGACGATTACGAACAAGACGACACGTTCGGCGGCGAGCTGCAATGGATCGAGAGCGGCGCGAGCGTGGAAGCGGGATAGCCGGGACCTTAAATATTGGTAACAAGGGCCTGAACGGTACCTCCTCGGAGGTCTCTTCGCTTGGTATCGTGCGACGTAACGTTCAGTGAAGTCGCGGAGCAAGGGGAGGACGCGTTCCTCCTGTACTGGACGTACGTCGACGACTCCAGCGGGCAGACCATCGTTCCCGCGAGCCATAGCGAGAAACTGTTCAACCCGAACGACTCGCAACGGGACCCGAACGGGACCAGCCAGACCGCGACCGGGACGTTCACCGCCACGCACGACACGGACGGAAGCGTGACGGGCACCACGGACGCCTTTTACGTGAACGTTGACTTTCACCAGCAAGCCACGACCGGTACGTGGTACGTTGAAACGACGTTCACGCACGAAGGCGTCCAGAAGGATCACAACGTTTGCGTTAGCGTCGTTGACGCCGGCGCGAGCGTGTCCGATTCCTCCCCAGCAACGACCCCGTACACGTACTGTACCCCGAACGACGTACAGAACTGGCTCCTCAAACTCGAAGGCTTTAACCAGAACTCGTTGCCCGAAAAAGGACAAATCACGTCGTACATTCTCGGCGCCGAAGGCGAGTTCGAGGATCGGACCGGGAAAGCGTACCGGCCCGTGTTCGTGCAGCACGAAATCCACGACTTGCACGCGTGGCGTGAACGGCACCGCGAGATCTTCCAGAACTGGTTCGCGGTCCCGCGTCCCGTCCAACTGAATCACGCACCCGTGCTGCCGTTCGATGCGGGGCGAGGGCACAAGATCGAAGTCTACGAGGGCAGCAGCGGCGAGATCTCGGCGGCGCAACCGCAAGGGGAGTGGACGGACTTCCTCGCGGAGAAAACCCAGGGCCGCAACAACGATTGGTGGCTGGACGAACAGAAAGGACAGTTGAAAGTCAGGAAAACGTTCCTGTTCCGTCGCGCGAGCTTGCTCCGCGTCAGTTACGAGTACGGGAAACCCATCACGACCACATCCAGTACCGTCTCGAACGCGCAAACCGCGATCCCGTGCGAGTCCACGCACCGGTACGAGACGCGCGGCATGATCCGTATCGGGGACGAGTACGTTTGGCATACCGGCAAAACGCAAGACAAGTTCACGGGATGCGCTCGCGCGCAACTCGGCACGCAAGCCAGCCAGCATCCCGCGAACGCTGAAATCGTGGAAGTCCCAGACGCTGTCCGCAAGAACACGGCCATGAAGGCGGCCGCGGACTTGCTCGATAACGAAGAGTACGTACAAGCCGTGCCGGAGGGCTCGAACATGAGTCCCCAGTACCAGAACAAGATCCAGCGATGGAACGAGCGCTGGCGAGAGTTCATGGGTCAAGATCACCAGAGGTGGACGCTCCTGTGACGACGTTAGAGGAGAACGTTACGCGCAACGACGCGTTCGTGACGGCCGGCGACGGCGTCGCCGTGGACGTCCCCACGCTCGTCATCGCGATGCTGCGCGAGGAGTGGAAACCCGAGAACACGGACGGCAAGGTACCGAACATCGAGTTCGGGGAGCACACGAAAGGCGTTAACTTTCGCAACAACGACTGGGTCGTGATCTGGAGCCTGCCCGAGCAGAGCGAACCCGTCACCATCACGCACCAGTGGACGAACGAGCGGATGACGCTCCAGATCGAGACGTTTACTCGTCACAGTCGCTCCCACGCGAACCGTTTCATCGGGGAGCTGCGACGCATCATCGAGAACAACCGCAACGACCCGTTCGAGAACCTGGACCGGGACAACGTTTCGGGCCGAAGCTGGATGCAATGGCGCACCATCAACGTTTTCGATACCATCTCGAAGGGATGGTATCGGCGCCAAGCCGAGTTAGAGATCCGTTGGCGGTTCCGGGAGATGACCGCATGACGTCCTCGCTGACCGTTTACCTTCGCGACAACGTTACCGTTGACGTGTCGATCCGCGACACAACGCACATCGAGCTGGAGCGGCGAGGTGGGCGCCGCGCCACGGAAAACGTCGACAGTGAGACGGTCGTCGTGGACGACTTCGTCCCGGACGCGTCCGTTACCGCGGACGGGATCGCGAGCGTCACGACCGAGAACGTCACGGAGCCCGTGAACGTTAACGTCTTCCTGCGAGGGTCCCCATGACGAGCATCGCGCAGAACAACGTTGAACCGGGCAGCACGGCCGACCTCGTCGCGCGATTCACCGACACTGACGGTAACCGGGTGGACGTTGACGGTACGCCCACCATTGACATTGTCGATCCCGACGGCGAGAAAATCGTTGACGCTGACGCCATGACGGAAGAGAAAACCGGTCTTTGGGTCTACTACTGGGAAGCGCCCGGTGATGCGCATGGAACGTACCGCGCCACGGTTGACGCTGACGTGGACCTGACGAGCGGGACCCGCACCGAGCGAAAAAGTCTCCGCTTCGAGGTGACGATCCGATGACTGGCGAGGGCTTCCGGGATCCCTCGGCCGGGTACCCGGGCACGTTACTGTCCCGCGGGGACGTGGGCCTGCTCTCGAACCGTATCACGTTAACGCTCGCCGCGGACGTCACGAGCACGGACGACGTTATCCCCATCCAGGAGAGCGTCGGGGAAGCGCCGGACCAGGCCGTCATCACGATCAACGATGAACGCATCAAGTACACTTCCCGTGACACGGTCGCGGACGAGTTCACGCAAACGTCCCGCGGCGTCGACGGTAGCCCACCCGCGAGTCACGCAGCCGGGGACGCGGTCGAGATCCGCATCCCGGCGCATCTCCACAACCGTACGCTCCAGGAACTCATCAGCGTTCAGGGGGAGCTGGGCACGGACCCCAGCGGCAACGCGACATCCGTGGCAGCGCGCCTCAGCGGCCTCGCATCCCCCAGCTATGTCGCCCTCGCCTCGGACAGTGCGCTCGACAACGAACGGTCCTTGGCCACGGGCGCCGTCCTGGATCTGAACGACGCCGGCGCGGGGAACGACGTCACGGTGAGCGTGAACGTTAACGGCCTCACCGAGATCTCGTCCGTTGACGGTTCCGCCGACTTTTTCCTCGTTTACGACCGCTCGCAGGGAAAGCACCGGAAAGTTACGGGAGACAACCTTCCCGGCGGCGCGCCCCCGGACGCACCGTACGTGACCGTTAACAGCAACGACGACCTGTCCGCGGAACGCGTCCTCGCCGGCGGCCCTGGTCTCAGTGTCGCGGACGGCAGCGCGGAGGGGAACGTCACCGCGAACCTTGACGTGGACAGCCTAACGACCGAAACGAGCACCAGCGACGCGGACAAGCTCCTCCTGTACGATAACGCGAACGCTGACCATCGCAACGTCGCCGTCAGCGATCTCCCGCACGCTCCCGACGACGCTCCGTACGTTACGCTCACCGCCTCCACGGATCTCGCGAACGAGCGAACCCTGAACGCGGGCCCCGGCCTCAGCCTCACGGACGACGGCGCCAACAGTGACGCAACGCTCGACGCGGACTTCCAAAACATGATCCGCGCCACCGAGAGCGGGACCGTCGCCGACAGCAACGAGGGCGTGCTCGTCATCGACCGCCTCGCCGACGGCGACGACGTCACCATCACGAAAGCCGGCCTCACGCACCCGGACGGGACGGCCGTTCCCGCCGGCGTGGATCTCGTGATCGTTACGCTCAGCGGCGGCACCTCCACCACTCGAACCACGATCCTGAGCGGCGACGGCAGCACGATTCACGACCGCGACACCACCGGCTGGAGCTGGACGAACAATACCGGTAGCGCCAAAACCATCGCTGTCGTCGTCGCGAACGCTTCCGGCGCGAGCCAGGACGTCGTCGCGTACTCGTACGGGGTGACGGGATGAGTCTCGCACCGCTCGACGGGATCGCTCTCGTCGATGGCAGCAGTGGTGGTGGCGGTGGCGGTGATCTGTCCGCGGCGCAACTGTTGGCTCGGCGCGGGAACGATCTCGCCGCGACGCGCATCGAGCAATGGTCAAACGTCAGCACGTCAACGGCGCAAGCGTTGGCGCGACGCAATGTCGGTAACCAGCAAGCATAACCATGGCCCTCAACGACACGTTCCACGTGACTGGCAACGAGATCGCGGACACGAACAGCGTTACCGCCGACGGCTCCTCCGGTGAGACTGGGGCCGCCGAAATCGTCGAGTTAGGCGGTACCGGTGACGCGAACGTTTACCGCGAAACCGACGTGAACGGTGACGGCACGTTCGAGGTGAGCGTGAAGATCGACTCGTTCGCTGGGGAATGGCACAGCCAACTGAACCAGCTCGTCGTTTCCGCATCCAACAATCACCGGCTCCGCATCGAGAACACGAGCGGCGCCTCACAGGACTATTACATGACGGGCCTGGAGGTTGACGACTAATGGGCACGAACCGGACGGGCTCGAACATCACCGGTGACGTTGACGTCGGGTACGTGACGCAATCGCAGACGAACGTCACGACCGGGTTCGCGCCGCAGCTCGTACTGTTCTACAGTAACTTGCACCAGAACTCGTTCAACGCAGAGTACAATAGCGGAGCGAACGCTGGCGGTGGCGCGAACAGTCTCGCGTTCAGTGAAGGCAGCGCGGTCGGGAGCGCGAGCGGGGAACAGCACGTGTCCAGCGTCAGTGCCAGCTCTGACTCCCCGGACGAGCATCACTCGTACGTGGGCGATGGCGAAGTCGTGTACATCATCTACACGGACAACTCCGGATCGAACGTTACAGGACGTGCTCGCGCGGCGGTGTCGTCGTTCAACGACGACGGGTTCTCGTTGTCGTGGTCGTCAACCGTCACGCCGAACGTGTTCACGCTGTACCGAGCGATCGCGTAACCATGTTGCAGCAACTTCCCGCGGGACAAGCTGACGCTACCGGAACGTTCTCGACCAGCACGTCGTCGATCTCGCTGGGGTTCCGCCCCTCACTCGTCCTGTTTTACGCGAACCTGCATTTGGGTTCACGCGGCAGCGAGTACTCGTCCGGGCCCGACGGGAACAACGCGTTCGGTTACAGTCGCGGTCTCGCGACCTGGGACCCGGACCAGGCCGGCGGCACGAAAGAAGTCGTGACGGGCATGTCTTGCAACTCCGGGGGCACGGAACGGCATCACTCGTTCACGGGAGACGAACGCATCGTGTACTTGATCGAGACCAGCAACAGCGGGTCAAACATCGACGGTTACGCGACGGCCCGCTCGACGTTTCACGACGACGGGTTCGGCGTGACGTGGATCAAATCATCGTCGGCAGCGAACGTAACGTACCAAGCGTACCGGTGACACGATGACAAGCAACGACGGCACATTGCGCGACAGCGGGCTGCGCGCCGCGACGGAGCGCTTCGATTGGGTCACGGTCGAGGATGCGGAGGACGGCAACATCAGCGAGTACGTTGGCGATACGGGCTCGTGGGCTGCCAGCACGACGCGTCCGTACGCCGAGCAGCGATCCCTGGAGCAGAGCACGAACAGCTCGAACGTCATCTTCTCGACCAGTGGTCTCCCGAGCTATCCGTCGCAGGGAGACAAGATCCGGTTCTTCGCGTACCGGGACACGAGCGGCTCCAACACGCAACCAACGGAAGTCCTGTTCTATTTCGGGATGCAAAACGCGAGCAACTATTACCAATACGAGTTCGGGGTGCGCGGCCCCACTCCGAGGACCATGACGCTCAGCGTAACGGACGGCGGCTCGTCATCCAGTCTGGCTACTCACGAGGGATCGCTCTCACCCTCTGACGAATGGTTGGAGGTCGTGGTTCGATGGGCGAACGATGGCACCATCACGTGCACCGTCTACGACTTGGACGGCGTATCGTACGGGTCCGTGAGTGCGACGGATACGACGTTCGCGGGCGGCGGCGTCGGTTGGTCCATGAACGAGCCGGGGTTCATCGATCAATGCGAGTACGTTGCCGGCGGCGCGTAACAGAATCCCCGAACCTTTATCCCGAGCGAACAAGCGCCTCTCCCCGCCCGCATGGTATGGGTTAGCAGCCAAACACGGCTCGCGTACGGTCAAGAGGCCACGTTCGGGACGGCAGCCACTACTGACCGCTTTCTTGGTATCACGAACGCGAACGCTGACCTCCCGGACAAGGCCGTGGACGTCAAAGAGTACAACAGTTTCGGTGCCGGGCGCCGCCGGTACAAGAGCAAAGAGGGACGGGAAGAGTACGGGCCCGCAACGCTCGACATCCTGCCCACGACCGGAGAGTTCTTCTGGTACGTTTTCGGGACGGAAACGTTCGAGTCCTCGAACAATACCCCGTCAGGTGTCGAGAACGCTCACACGCTCATGCCGGACGACAAAGGACCCACTCCCCCCGGCACGACGACGAGCCAGGCAACGAAACTGCCCAGCTTCACGTTGAAAGCCCCCCTCGAAGGGAACCCGGACTTTCTGCGAACCTTCACGGGCTGCACGGTCGAGGAAGCGACCGTCAGCATTAGCGAGGGCGGCGAGCTGCAAGTCAGTACGAGCTTCCGCGCGAAAGAAGTCCAGGATCACGACGACGCGAACCCGACGCTTCCGTCGCAACCCGAGCCCGGTGACGCCGCGAACCCGAACGATCCCGGTAACCCGTACATGTTCTACGACCGCGCCGCGAACATCCAGATGATGGGGAGCTTCGATTACTCTTCCCCATCCTACGACCAGGACGATCTCGGCATCAACCTCGGCTCGGACGGACGCACGATCGCGCACGTGAACAGTTTCAACTGGAGCATCCGCAACGGCCTCAAACCGCAATTCTTCACGCATTCCGGCGACGCTCAAAAAGTCAAGTTCTTTACGACCAGTCAGCCCGAGTACTCGCTCAGCATGGACGTCGTTCCCGCCGCGCATCTCGCGAGCGAGGACAGTAACGCCACGTACGACTTGCTCGAAGACGGCGTTCAAGGTGACATCCTCATCCCCTTCCAGCGCGCCGACGGCAGCGACGAACTGCATTTCGTGTTCCAGGACTGTCACATTCAAGCATCACCGCACCCGTGGAACGAAACCGGCGACGAAGTCGTGACGAGCGTTGACGTCGTCCCGCACGAGATCCGCGTCATCAGCCTCGACACCCAATCCGCGTATAACAGCCTGTAACCGTTACGCCGCGTGACAGCGGTTAACGCCGTGTGAAAAGCGGCTCAAGGAGTGTATGTATGAGTGACGACGACGCCCCCGATCCCGAGCAGGAGCGGCAGGAGCAAGTCGAGGACCCGAAAGACTTCTTCGCCTCGCAAGAAACACAGCTCGCGCAGTTCGAGCATCGCGGCCAAACGATCAAGGTTTGGCATTACGAAGTGACGCGCGGTATGAAGTACGAGGCCGCCGAGAAGGCGGCGCTCGCGTACATGGAGGAGAACCCGAACGCGGACGAACCAAGAACCATGCCGAGCGTGATGGAGCGCGAACTCGTACGGCGGGTCGTGAAGAAATGGAACCTCCCCAAATCGCCCTCGATCGGTTGGGAGATGCTGAAAGATGGCGATCTCGCTGACAAGATCCTGGACGAGACCGGCATCACGGCCGCCGTTCGAAGCGCGTCCGCGACTGACCAGGAGGTCCAGGACGCAAAAAAGTAGCACTGGGACGGGCAGACCGGCAGCCTGACCCTCGGATGCAGCGCAACCTTACGGAATGGATGTTGATCAAGATGGACGCGCTGCGTTACACGCGCGAGGAGGCGGAACGGATGCCCGTCCGGCGTATGAAGCACTTCATCGGTTTCCAGCAAGCGGAGAAGGAGGAGCGCGAGCGGCGTATGGAGAAACGGAAACGGCAACGCGAGTACGAGAACTTCGTGAACTGATGACCAGCGACTTGAACCTCGGAACGTTCCGCGGTACCGTTGACATGCAAACGCCAACGTTCGAGCTGGATCTCTTAACGGAGAAAGCTGCCGCGGCACGCGATACCGAGGATGCGTCCGCGTCGTTCTTGCGCGGCGCGCAAGAACTGGATGCCGCAGCGATGGCGCTCCGGCCAGAGTACGGCATGGAGCAGCTCCGGGACGCAACGACGGACGCGACCAACGCTGAGGCGAAGACGCGCGAGGCCGTGGATCACGCCCAAACGCAGGATCTGAGCTTGTCGGATCAAGTCCTGGACAAGTTGGACACGTTCGTTGCCGGTCGAGGCGTTGCGAAGCGCGTGTTCCCGAAACTGGCGAAGGGGGCGGGCCCGTTGACGGGCATGTTGGGTGCGTTGGCCGTCCTGTTGGCCGGGGACGGGTTCCAGTTCCTGCTCCGCGCATTCATGGACTTTGCGCAACTGTTCAGCGAGTTCATGTTCGTGGCGTTGCTGCCGATCGTCAAGCGGGCGGCACCCGTCATGCAGCATCTCCTTGACACCATCCGGGACATCATGGGCGGCCCCGGGCTCCAAGATGCCAGTCCCGAGAAACTTACCGAGCTGGGGTCCGTTCTCGTTGCCGGGTTCCTGAAACTGTCCACGGGCTTTATGGAGATCGGTACGAGGATCGTTGACCAACTCACGGCGCAGATCCAGAACGGGCTGGAGGGGATGCGGGAGGATCTCGAAACGTTGGAGCGCCCGTTCCGGTACTTGCGCGAGAGCGCGAACGCGTTCCTGTCCGCTTCGTACGATCTCGCGGACGTGTTCATGCAAGCCATGATCGAGTTAGAGGACGCCTGGAACCATATCGGCGAATACGTGCGACGGCACGTGACGCCCGACCTCGTTCCCGGTGACGTGAACGATTACGTTGGGCAGGTAGACAAAGGACAAGCCGTGAGCGGTCACACCGGACAGCAACCATCGGAGGGCATCATTAATGGCTGACGGTCCCGAGTTCAACCTCGGCGCGTTGCAGGGCGCCGTCGAGTTCGACGTACCGCGCGCGGAAATGGACAAACTGGACGAGTTCGCGGATCAAGCACCCGAACTAACGGCCGCGATGGAGGACTTCCAGGAGGGCGCCGAACTCATCAGCGACGCCTCCCTGCGCATCTCGGAAGCGATGGGCGCTCTCCCGCAAGGCGAATTCGCGGAAGAGTTCCAATCCAGCCGCGACGCCTTGCAAGACATGTACGACAACTTCGACATGATGCCGCCCGAGGAGGAGCAGGAAAAAGTTGACCAGGTCAGCGAGCAGGCGGGCATGATGGAGGCGGCGTTCAGCGCGTTCCAGAAAGGCGGCGGCGCCATGATGGCCGGGTTCGGCGCGCTCGCCGTACTGTTCAGCGGGGAAGGTTTCAAGCAAGTGTTCAAGCTGCTCGGCGACATCCTGGGCCTCTTCAGCGATCTCTTGTTCATTTCGCTTCTGCCCGTGATTCGTCCGCTCATGGAAACCATGCAAGAGCTGGCGCGCTTCCTCGTCGACCTGTCTAGTCAAGAGGGTGGCATCCTCGGCGCCCTCTTCGGACCGGAGGCGGGCGTCGGGATCGCGAGCATCCTGATCGGCGGTCTCCTGAAAATGAGCGCGGGCTTGATGGAGATCGGGACGCAAATCGTGGAAGGTATGCTGGCGAAGCTTCGCGGCGAGCGCGAGTTGATCGATGACGACAGCATGGACTTCCTACAGGAGGGCGCGTCCGAGTTCATGGACACGTGGGTGGACTACATCAAGTCGCTCGGCGAACTGTTCATGGAAGTGATCGTCCTGTTCAAGGACTCGTGGATGACGATCGGCGAGTTCATCGCTGACGGCTTCCTCAGCTTCCTGCCCAGCATGGAGGACGGCAAATTCCACGGCATGGACATGGGAGAACCCGGCGAGGGATTGCCCATCATCGGTGCACTCAGCGACAAGGATCTTCAAGACATGGGCATCAGCACCGGCAACCACCAACCAACGCATTGATTCATCATGTCCCTAACGTTCTATTTGCGGCGCCAACACGACGGCACCGGCAACAACGAGTACTTGTTCCTGTCCGCCGAACGGTTAAAACCAACGCTCGAAGTACGACTCATCGACCCGCAAATCCCTGGGAACACTTCAACCGAGTTGACAGGCGAGTCCGCCACGAACTTCATCATTAACCTCGGCAGCCAGCAGCCGCGCATCCAAATCAGCGGTTTCATCCTTACGGCCGAGGCGGCGGATTATCCCGACCTCTCGAACGCCCCGTACGGTGACGGCAACGGGGAGCACATTCCCGCGCAACGGGACGGGGACAGCGATACCAGCACGGTTTCCTCGCAACAGCTCGGCCGGGACGTGCGGGACATGCTGTACGACTTCGTCGCGGATCAAGCGCATCAAGATTACGCGAGCGGCCCCATCAAGCTCGGGTACCCTGAGTGGAGCAGCAGCGAGAACCCGCGCGAATGGGAGGGCATGGTGAACCAGTTGCGATCCACGGAAGTCGCGGGCGAAGTGGACCAGTACGTGTACCAGTTAACGTTTTCGGTCGGGAACCTCGGAGGTGGGTAACGTGACGAGCCAATACTACAAGTTGTGGCTCTTCGACGACGACGCCGAGGCTTGGTACGAAGTGGATCGCTTTACGGGCATGTCGCTCGGGCGCTCACTGAACGAGATCCCGACCGTCTCCCTGACCGCGTACGTGACGTCGTCGTCCGTCCAGGATCTCATGACGAACGACCGCCTGTTCCGTGTAACGAAGAACGACAGCACGGACGGAACGGACGGAACGTTCCTGTTCACGGGCGTCCTCGATCGTGCCGAATCCGATGACCAATCCGCCATCGACGCGTACAATAACAAGCCCGTCACGTACGAACTCCGCGGCAAGGGCTTGGAGCGCGAGATGCTGTCAAAGGTGTTCGACAACGAAGAGCAGCACGAGGGGAACGTTCGCAGCATCATCATGGGCGAGCAGCGCGGGTACGCGAGCCCGCACGACAAGGTCGGTAACCTCTACTTGAACGAAAGCGACGACGGTCTCTCCAACGTTTCGAGGCAAGACAAGTTCCAGACCGGTTACGGTTTCGATGGCAGCAACGGGTACCTGTACAGCGGTTCTCTGGACTTGAAGTTCGGAGGCAGTCACGGTGGCGACCTAACCATCCTCTTCGCTTTCCATCGCAACAGCGACGGGAGCGTGGACCCGCTCCTCGGTTGGACCTCTTCTGCCGGTACATCGCAAAGCGACAACGACCAGTACTACCTGGAGATCGAGCCCAGCAACAACGGGAACGTTCTCCGGTACCGTCACCAGTACGGCTCGAACAATTCCGTAACGTTCACCAGCTCGAACGGCATCCCCCCCGGTTTTCACGTCCTCACGCTATCGCGCGACGACGCCGAGCAAACCATCGAGATCAACGTGGACGGCGACACATTCATTGATGAAACGTACAGCAACTCCCCGGACGGCGGCGGGGATGGAGAGTGTTACATCGGGCACGATGACGGCAACCGCTATCTCGACGGGCACGTCTATGGCGCCCGTTTCTGGGACATCCCGAAACCGCTCGGCGTCCTCACGGAATACACGTCCGGCAGCGGCCCGATCGGTCTCCTCGGCGACGAACAGACATGGTTCCCGATGGGCCTGTACGAGGGGTCGCCGAAACTGTCCCTCGACGACACCACCAACAACAACATTCATCTCCGGCGAGAGCACCCCATCGGGACGCGCGAGAGCGCTGAGCCCAAATGGGGGATCGGCATCGAGGCGGATGGAAGCGATGGGGAGGCGGTTGGGCACGACGACCAGCTCCGCATCACGGGCGACCTATCCATCGCCGTCATCTTCGAGCGCGACGCTTCGGGCGTCGAGCACGGCATCCTGGGATGGACCGGCACGACGAGCACGACCGGCACGGATCGAACGAACACGCTTTACGAACTGTCCGTGAACGCCTCGGACGAACTGGTGTTCCGGCACGAAGGCGACGGCGGCGCGCAAACCGTTCAAGTCGGTAACGTCCCGACCGGCCTCAACCGTGTCTGGGTGTACCGTGACCTCCAAGAAGACGACTTGACCGTCTCCATCAACGGGAACGAGTACACGTCGAACATTAACATCACGCCGAAAGGTGGCGAGGACGGGTATTTCACGCTCGGTGCCGCTCACGACTTGGACGGGAACGGGAACGTTACCCGGGACGTCCTGGACGGCAGCGCGAATTACGGCCAGATCTGGGACGACAGCGAGCCCAAAGCGACCCTTCGAACCATCACGCGGCCGCGGGAAGAGATCCGGGGTCCGGGGTCGGCTTCCGGGGGTTTGAGTTCAACGACCGTCGCGCAATGGCGCATCGACGAACGCCCAACGCCCGTCCTGGAGCAGCTCGAAGAGCAAGAGGGTGCCCGCAACGTCGTCGGAGGCGCCATTGATACCGGCGAGGAACAAGTCGTTCGCGTACGGAACGAGAACGTCCGCGATTTCCTGTACGATCTCGCCATGACGGGCAGCAGCGGCAGCCCCCGGTTCGAGGACTATATCAGCATCGACACCACGACCGGCGTCTCGGAAACGGCCGAACCGCCGAGCCCGAACCCGACGGCCGACGAAACGTTCAACTACTCGCTGACCGGCGATCTCACGATCGAGCCCGCTGGAACACTCACGAACAAGGACTATAGCCTTGCTGGCGATCTCACGATCGAGCCAAGCGGGACGTTCATCTCGAAGAGTTATCCCTTGACCGGTGACGTCACCGTCGAGCCGAGCGGAACGCAAACATCGAAAACGTACACTCTCAACCCCACGCTGGACATTAACCCCTAAGTGATAACATGACGACTATCGGTTTCGAACAAAACGGGTACGCTCAAATCATCAACGACGACGACGACGAGGAGGAGGAGGAGGACGACGGTGCCGATTGAAACGTGGGAACCACCGCGACCGGAACACAAACCCGGCGTCGCCGTCGGGATGCGCGGACGCGTCGCAGTGCATCGCGAGAACGGCGAAACGGAGCACAGCCCTTGGTCCCCGTACCAGCTCGGGACCCAGAACTTCGGACTGCTCTTCCACAGCATCCTTACTGACAAACCCGGTGACGTGAGCGTCCAACAAGTAACCGACGGCGGAGACAAAATCCAAGTTTATAACGGCGCCAAGATTACGTTCCAAACTTGGGAAAACGCCGAAGGACAAACGGAATGGTCAAACGTGTTCGCGGACGCTGATGACCGTTTCACTTGGGCTCGCGTAGGGTGGGGAGACGACGGCAGCGGCAGCGCGTCCATCAGCGATGACGACATCAGTTCCAAGTACGATGAGTTTAACGCCGGCGAAACGTCACTCGATACCAGCAACGGAACGCTAACCGTTAGCGGGTCCTCCGCTTACGGAGGGAGCCCCACCACGGTCGAGAACATCGGTTATTACCTCCTCGTTAACAGCAATAACGGTACGGACGCCGCGTATCACTACTCCTTGATGGATCACACATACATCAGCGGCCCAAACGTCTCCGACGGCGACACGGTACAAGTAACGTACGAAATTTCATGGTGACGACGATGACGAACATTGACGCCGACGCCTGGAGCGGAGACAAGCCCCGGGAGCGATCACTCCCCGACGAGGACGGGAGCTTCCCGATCGGAATGTACGCTCGCGTCGACGTATGGAACGACCCGCACGCGCCCGAACCGGCCCGATCCAGCGGATGGAGCGAGCGCGAGCTGGGGAACGAGAACTGGGGCAAGATCCTGGACGGCCTCTTCGAGCCCAGCCGACAGAACGCTGACAACGAACGCACGCTCACGGACAGCGGCGGCAACAACCGGACCGTTGCGATCAAAATCGGCGAGAACGGAAACACTTTGGACCCACACTTCTGGAACGATAACCCCGACGAGAAACTGAAATTGGCGTACGGTAACGGGGGCGCGTCCCCGTCACGCACGGACACGACGGTCAGCGGCGAGCAAGTCACATCCGCCGTGGACTCCTCCACGCTCGACATCCACAATACGAAACTTGACGTATCCATGCAGTACGAGCACGATCAAGGATCAATGGACATCACGAACGTCGGCCTGTACATCGTCGGCAACTACGGCGGCGCCAGCCTCGCCGACTTCCTCCTGGATCACGCGAGCGTTACCGCGACGTCCGTCACGGACGGCGACATCGTTGCCATCACGTACGCTATGGACTACTAACGATGGGCGGACCGACACTCCGAGTCAATTACCAAACATCCGACGGGGAACGGTTCGATACAACGAACCCGTTCGACGGCCCCGACGAGGATCGCATCCTGGACGAGGACACCGAACTACGCAAACTGAAAAGCGACCTGGATCGCGAGAGAATCATGAACGCCATCACGGTACGGTACGCCGGCATGGGAACCGGCGAACCGCAAGAGGAAACGGACTTCATCACGGACACGAACAGCATCGATGCCTTCGGTCGCCGCGAAGCCGTCGTGTATACTCCCTGGATCGACGACCAAACAACCGCGCAAAAGCTCGCGAACACGCTCATCGAAATGTACAACGGGCAAGACGACGACGGCAACTATAACGGTATCCGACAAATCGAAGCCACGCTTTACTCGGGAGAGCTGCAAGGTGACGACTTTAACGCGAACGTTGGAGACAAGGTGGGCGTCCGCCGATCCAACGGTACGCAACTCACCGGCCGCTTCATGGGATTCGAGTACGAGCAGATGCGCGAAGCGCTAACGGTCCGCGTCGGCCTCCCGAAACCGAGCCGTCTCGCCAAAATGGAACGCAACCGGCGCCGGCACGAGGAAGTCGAAACGAACATCCAATCCACGACCGCGACCGGGCAAGCCGGCTCCCCGACGCGCAACACGACCGGCGCGCAAGTCCAAGACACCATCAACGTTAACAGTGGCGGCGTCGAGGACATCAAGCTCCGGTTCGCGAACGAGATCCTAAACCTCGCCGACGACGACGGATTCACGTACAAGATCGCCATCACGGCCCAAGAATCCGTGGACTATCAATGGAAACTGTACGAGGACGGGGAACCAACCCCGTACAAGACGATGGCCGTCACGACGTCAGACGATACGTCCGGCCGGCAACAATCCTGGACGGACTTCATCCCGTCGCACGCCTGGGCCGCCATCGTTCGCGGAACCACGGACGTGAACGGCGAAGACCCGCTCTCCACGCTCCAAATCGAGATCATTAACAACGACTCGAACACGTCCAGCGACTTCAGCATCGAAGCCAGCGCGTGGGTGAAACCGAAACACACGCACGGAACCTGACATGCCGAACCGCCTCAACGTCGAGGATCACAGCGACGAGATCAAAGACGCCATCCGGCGCGGCATCCGCGACGCCATCCAAGACATTAGTCACCGGATCGAAGAGTTAGCGATCCGCAACGCGCCCGTCGGTGACGGGACCGGCGCCGGGAACTTGCAGCGCAGCATTTACGCCAACCCCGTCACGCGAACCACGACGGGACTGCGAAGCATTTTCGGCGCAGACGCCGACTACGCGGCCTCGCAAGAGTTCGGCAGCGCCACGAAAGGGGAACCCTTCGCCGATCGCCACCCCATGGTGGCGCCCGACTGGCCGACCGTGCCGCCCGGGAAACGGACCTGGACCAAGTACGAGATCACGCCCACGAACGCGGACGCGCTCCGCTTCAACGTTCACGACCCCAACACAGGCGGAACGAAAACAGTGTTCGCGCAAAAAGTCATGCACCCCGGCGTGGAACCGCAACCGTTCATGCGGCCCGCGATCGACCAGGTACGTCTCCGCGACGCTGACGACATCGTGAACGAGAACGTGCAAGCACGCCTGACGTCCTGGATCGAGAACCGATAACAGGGGCCAGGGGAACCGAGGAGGGGAGGGGCAGCCCTGGCCCCGCAGCCCCCGCCCTTCCATCCTCCGAACCCGTTACGCCTCCACCGGCTGGTTCTCCACGACGAGATCCATGTACTCGTCAACGCTCGGCGCAACGATCAACATCTCACCACCGATCTGCTGCAACTCCTCTGTGACGCCACCGCTGAGATCGTTCCCGTTTGGCAGCACGCCGTGCGTACCGACCCACGTCGCCGCCATCGCGAGCCCATACAACGTTCCCGGCTCTTGCGTGATGTCGTCATCACCCCACGCCTGCAAGACGAGGTTCTTCGTGCGCTCGCTGATGCGGCCCCGCTCCACGTAGAAGCGCAGGATGTGCTGGACGTCGTCCTCGGTGACGTCAGCGCTCGTCGCCGCGTCCGTCATCGTCTGGAACTGTTCCGCGACCTCTTGCAGCTCCATGAGGTCGTCAGCGAACGCCTCCACGCTACCCGGCAAGTGACGTGCCCGTCGCTCGAACCGGAGCTGTGGAACGTCCGCGACGAGCCCGTCCACGTCGAGCGTCATCATGTTCTGGCAAGCGAGAACCTCGGCACGCGCCCGCGCTTGAGCGCTCTCCATCCCATTCTTGTGCCCAGCGTTCACGAACAGACTCAGCTCTGCGGGGCCGCGTTCCCCAAGGGTCACGTCCATGATCCCGCCATGCTGACCGTCGGGCTCGCGAACGATTTGAACGTCCAAGTCCTCGGCCACGTCCTGGACAGCGTCCCGCAGATCGTTCACGCTCACGGGCTCGTACTTCTCGCTCACCACGCCGAACAGCCACGGCGTCTCGTCTTGCACGATCCGGAACACGGCCGGGTCCGTGCAATCCTCGGCGACCCGATCCGGTTCCTCGTCCATGATCGTGACGCGCTCGCCGTAGGTGAGTTCCGACCCGTACTGTGGCCGGTGACTGAGCATCGCGGCTGCGCGCGACGGCAGCTCGGCCTCGTACTGGTCGCCGTCGAGGCCCCGGATCGTCAACTGGCCTTGGTTCTTGTCCGTATCGAACGCGAACGACGTGATGCGGCCGCGGACCTCGATCACGTCGTGGTCCTCGCGCACCCACGGGTTCTCGTCCGTGGCCACGTGAACCATGATCTCGTGCCCGTCACCGTTCGATCGGCCTCGGTGCTGTCGCGCGGCCGTGCCGGCGCGCGTCTCGTCGCGCCGCTCGTCTTGCGACCACTCGGGCTCGATCTCTTCGTTCCAGGTCTTGTTGCTCGCTCCGCCGCACGAGCACGTCCACGTGGTGTCTGCTTGTTGCGTCATGTGGTCATTCCTCCGGGAAGATGATACCGTCCGGTACCGGCAGCTTGTCGGTAACGGTTCGCTGGTCAGCGTAACAGACGACGGGACCGTGACCAGGCATGGCGACGTCAATCACGATGTCACCGGGCCCGATGTGCCCCGTCTCGCGCATCCGTCTCGTCAGCTTGACCAGCGCGGTTTGGCGCACGTCAGTCATCGTCAGCCTCCCCCTGCGGGATGTACGATTTACCCTCCGACTCGCCACGGAAGCGGGGGTGGAACGTCTTCACCGTTTCGCCGTTCTCGTCCGTGGCGAGGAGATCCTCGACATCGTCACCGAACCGGGCGAGCAGCTCCTCGATGAGGTCCTGTTTCTTCAGCCACGTGTGCTTGTAACGTTGCACCCTGAGTTCCTGGTCCCCGAAACGGTGCGTTCCGATCGGAAGATCCAGCTGCGCGAACTCTTCCTTCAGCTCGTCCTCGCTGTCCTCGCACCCGAGCCGTTGCTTGCGGACCCGGTCCCATCGCGCGAGCTTCGCCGCCAGTTCGTCAACCGTCCGTTGCTCGTCCCCGATGGGGAACGTTCGTTGCTCTCGTCCGCCGTCGTCGCGTTGTTGTTGGCTCACGTCTGGCACCTCTCGATAGGTAGCTGCGCTATCTAAAGTAATGGTATGACCTCACCCCTCATTAAACTTTCTAAAAGCGAAAAGAGAGCAAAAACCCGTCACGGATCGCGAGCCGCAACGAAACGCCGCATCTCGGGGCTCAACGCGGGCGTCACGTCGCCCGCCGCCACGCCCTCTTCCAGAGCTTGATCGAGCTGGTCGCGAGCCACTTCGGCGTTGAACCCGCTCACGACACGTTGCCCGCACGCCTCGCAACCGAACAAGTCCCCGTTCACGTACGGCGCCCGCGAGCGACCGTCCTCGTCCACGAGCGATCCGCCGAGCAAGCGACCATCGTCCGTGACGAGCGTCACGCCGGTCAGGACGGGCCGCAACTCGCCGTCACAGTCCAGCGCCGGGCAGGGCGTGCCGCGCGTAACGTACCGGCCCGTCCGCATACGTCACGCCGCCTCGGGCGTTGTGTCATCACGACCGGCAACGTCAACGTCGCGGCCGTGCTTGGTTTCAATGTGCCGCTGCATCGCGCTCGGCACGTCCGTGCTGAAACCGCACCCCGGCTCGTCGCACGCCCGCGGCTCCTCCCATCGCTCCCGCTCGGGACGCCACACCCATTCACCGTACCCGCCATCAACGAGCCCATCCAACTCGCCGTGAAGTCGGGACAGGATGGAGCTGACGGTCGCGTTCGGTAACCCGACGTGCTCGGCGAGGTCGCCCACCTCGAAGCGCCCGGGCTCGTCACGGCTCGTCAGTTCGTCCATGACGAGATACTTGTAACCTTTCCCGGTCCCGTCGCTCATGGCAAGCTGTCCCCCGTCCTCGTTCCTGTTCGTTGCGAGGAAAACGTCCAACCATTCGTCCATGGTCATGTCATGCGTGGAGGAGGCGTGCAGCGCGATGCTGGGCTTCCAGTCGTGATGGAAACCGCATCCCGCGACCGGGCAGTCCAGGTCGTCTGCGAACCGGTGAGGTTCGACGAGGCGCGGCACGTCACCGGGCATCGCTTTCGGGTACTCGGGGTGCGGCTCGTCGCTGTCGTCGGCGGGTTCGTCCTCTGAGGCGTTCCGAGCGTTCGGGTCCGTGTCGATCTCGACCTTGAACTCGGAGTTCGCCTCAGGCTGCACGGCCTCGGCATCGGGCTCCGTGGTCTGGATGCTGGGCTCGACGTCCTCGGGATCGGCCTCGACGTCCTCGTCCTCGGAAAGGTACTCGTCACAGTGAGAGTAATGACCCGTTAACTGTCTGGCCGTCGCGAACTCGGCACCACAAACGCATTCGTGGAGACCGTCATCCGTTCCGCTCTCGTACGAAATCGACTTCCCGTTCACGGCGTCGCGTATCTCGTTCGCGGGCGCGAGAACGGTACCGTGCCCGTACTCTCGTTCGTGCCGTTGAGCGTACTCTTCAGCGTTCTGCTTCCGGTACTCGCGGTTCGACCACGAATGCGACGAGCAGTCCAGGCAGCACCATCCCCAGCCGTCCACGACATTCGACATCAGGATGGGGTCGTACACATCCCCAGTGTCCGCACCGACCCCATCGCTCTCACCGACGAACGGGAAACGATCCCGCAGCTCGTCGATTTGCGTCACGGCGTACGCGAGAAGACCGAACGAACCGAACCCCGCGATCGCGAACGCGGTTGCACTCATCGAACGTCACTCTCCCGGATCGATGCGAACATGAATGCTTGGCACCTCGCCAGCGAGCCAAGGCTCTTTAGAGATTTAAATATTTGGCTGGCGTAACGCCAATCAATCAAAGCGAGCGCTCGCAACGCTCACACAACTCGCCCGCGCGAACTCCCGCCAACGTCGCGTTCTCCTGCACGTAACCCCATCCCCAAGCGGGGCAGAGACCGCAACGAGCCGGCACGCCCTCACCCGCTCGCGGCAAAACGTGCGTCTTCCAACCCACCGTCGACGCCACGATCATTCGTCGCCGCGCAACGTAACGATCCAACCGTCCATCTCGTCGCTGCGCTCCACGACGACGCGATCACTCGCACCCGACGCACGCTCCAAATCCTTCGCCGTAACGACGACGCCGCCACCCTCCCGCTCCAGCAAGGCAGCGAGAACGAGCTTCAGGTTCGGATCACTCATCAGTAACGGCCTCGGGCTGGAGCACCGTATCGTTCTCCTTGACGTCCTCCAACGGTGACCGCCACGTCTCCTTGTGGTTCCCAGCTTTCACGCGCACCCAACCGTCCTCCCCATCGTCCTCGGCCCGGCACAACGACTGGACATCGCACCACTCGCACTCCTTCTCGTGCCGCGGCTCCGGGTCGGGCAGCTCGTCGCTCGCCACGTACTCGTGCAACTGAACGAAGTACTCGACGGTTTCCCGGTACAGTTCCGAGATCTCGCCGCTCGGGATCGTGAAGTCCGGGGACGGCATGTCGAGAACGTCACTTCTACCCGGGCGCGGAATGTGAACGTCATCGATCCCGAGCTTCGCCGCATAAAAGGCGGCCTGGTGCGTGTGCGTCGGTTTCGCGCTCCCCGCATCGTCCCGACCCGTGCTCCAGCTCTCGCTGCTCTTGACTTCGTACAGGCGCAAGAACTCGCCGTTGTACCCGATCACGACGGGGTCCGTTCGTCCCACGATCGCGATGCTCCCGTGCTCCGTCTCGACGTCCTCCTTGACGGGCACGTCCGTGAGCACGAACGCGTCACCGAAGTGATCCCGCAACGCCTCGAACAGGACGTCCTCGGCACGAGCCCCCATCGCGAACAGACCCAACGGCACGTCCTCCCCCTCCTCGCCCTGTTTCTTATAGTACGCTTTACGGAAACAGTTCCAGACCCGGCTGGCGTGATACACGTTCGGCTCGTCCTGATGCCATTCGCTCTCCTGCGACGCCAAGTGTTCGGCAACGATGTCGCGTGTCGTGCGTTCGCGTTCCTCGGTACGCATCAGTACTTGGACCCCGCGGAGAGGTTCGCGATGCAGTCCGAGCAACGAACCGTCATCTGAGCGTCAACGTTCACGCCGCTAACGAGATCGCCGCAGTCCTCACATTCCCTGTTCTCGGTTTGCAAGCCATCCCCTCGCCCAACCAACACGGAGACGCCTTGAAGCCTTTTCGCTTTCGAGACGTGACGAGAACGCCCGGAGGAGACCCTTTCATCCAGGGAAAGAACCGGGTTGAGGTGCCAGGCGGGCCCCTCCGGGCGAGAAACATGAGAGGATACGCTCTGATTAATGTTCCGCCGATCTCTCGGCTGCATGGATCGCGAGCGCGTCCGCGATCCTCGCCGCATCCTTCTTGTTCTGCGCTCGCGCGTACACGCGCCGAACGCCATGCGCTAACTCCTGCACAATCAACCACTCATTGTTCCCGTCGTCCCGTACCTTGTACCATTCAGTCATCGTTCGTCGTCTCCTCCGTGAGTTTCTGCATGAAGCGTTGCGAGCGCGCTGCCGCCGCTTCCTCGCACGCGGGGCAGCGATGCCCGCCGTGCGGGTGCAGCTCCATGCGCCGCCCATGCTCCCCGCACCAGGGCGTTGCCTCTCGGCCCAGCCCTTCGATGTGGCCGTAACAGTCCCAGGGCGCATCCGGGCACTGTCCCGGCCACGCCCAAACGCCCCACCTCAACCCCTTCTCCAGCAGCTCGTCAGCCGGCTCGCCGGAGGCCTGACAGCGATCATCGTCATCGAGCGGTTGACCGCAGCGCGGGCACAGTCCGTTGTCGATCCGCCGCTCCTTGTTCAACAACCGCTCCGCGAAGAACTCGCCGAGGCTGCGACTCTTCGCCGTCTCCACTTCTTCGCGCGTCCAGCCCTTACTCATCGCGCGTTCCCTCCGATGCAGTGAGTGCAGAGCCGGTTACGCCAGAACGCTCGCGACGGGTCGAACTCGCGGTCACAGTTCGCGCACGTCACCGTTCCTCGACCTCCAACGTGACGCCCGTGGGAGCGAACACTTGGTTCCCGTCTCGGGCCGTTTCAGCCTTGCTGCGAGACGGGAAGGTTAAGGCGAGGGGTCGCTGCCGGACCCATCCGTCCTCGCCCAACCATAGCGTTTCACCGTCCTTGTGCATCGTGACGACAAAACTCACGGCTCGGTCCTCCGATGCTGCGGCTCCCAACCGTACGACGCTTCGAGATCTACGTCAAGGCCCGGGAGACAGCACGTCTCGTGATGGTGCCAGGACGGGTCCGTTAGTTCGTGCTCGTCCGCGGGAACGCGAGCGTTGCATTCACGGCACGCGTACATGTTGCCGTTCCAGTCGTCGGAAGCGGTGGAGGCGTCTTCCGTGATGGTGCCGGCTTTCCGCATCTGGTCGATCAGTCCCCGGTACATGTCCCGGCTGCTCGCGACGAGGCGTCGCATCTGCTCGGCCTCACGCATCGCTGCCCGGCGATCCCTGACCGAGCCACGCTGCATGGCGTCGTTCACGAAACGATTCACTTCCTCGATCTCGAACAAGCCAGCGTCGGTCCCGTCCCCGTCACCGAACTCGACGAGATGTTCACCGATCCAGGTCACGTGCAGCTCGCTCGCGTCTCGTAGATGTGGTCCAAGTCCAGTCATTGTTCCCATCCTCCAGGGTACACGTTCCCGTCCTCCAAACTGTACAGTTCCAGGATGTACGCGCCGAGGCTGCCGGCCTGGTGGCGGAGAACGCCTCGCAGCGTGCCGTGGAGGTGCGTTTCCAGCCAGTCCAGGCGCTCGTCGTGGTCAACGGGCAAGTGCCCGTACCGCATAACGCACCGACGCGGCTGAACGACGAGAACCGTGACGTGATCCTGCTCGCCGCCCTCGTTCTCGCGAGCGTCCTGGATGGTTCGCGGGCTGCCGTGAACGCCATCCGTTCCCACGAACAGCCAGTTCCGCTCGTAGAGAGCCGCAACGTCCACCTCACGCTCCGGGTCCATAGCGGGGAAGATCGCTTCCACGTCCTCCCAACCCTCCAGTTCGTCGATCGTGTACTTGTTGACAGTCACGAGTAATCAGCCCTCCGCCGCAACGCGGTCAGCGACGTCAACGGCAACGTGCTCCGGCGCGACGTCATCCTTGGCAAGCCCGTCAGTGGTTTCGTCAACGACCTCGCGCTTGCGATCCAGGACCTGCTTGATGTCTTGCTCGACCGTTCCCTTCGCCATCAAGTACCAGGCCGTCACGGGCTCGTCCTGCCCGATGCGGTGCGTCCGATCCACGCATTGGTCGTGATGCGCGGGCGTCCAACCCAGCTCCAGGAACGCGACGTTACTCGCGGCCGTGAGCGTATGCCCCAAACCGGCCGGGCTCGCACCCGCGTGCGCACCCATCGCACCGATGAGGAGACGGCAATCGTCATCGTTCTGGAACCGCTCCTTCTCGCGCTCGCGCTCCTCACCGCTTTGCCCTTCCACGATCAGTGCCGTGTCCGGGAACGCGTCACGCAGCTCGTCAATGACGTCCCGATGCATCGCGAAGAGGACGAGCTTCTCGCTCGCGACGAAATCCTCGACCCAATCGATCGCAGCGTCCAGTTTTCCCCGAACGGCTGCCTGTTTCAGTTTCTCGATGCGCACCATCGCTTCAGCGTTCAGTTCGCTCTCGTCGGCTTGACGCCGCCATTCGCGGAACTCGCGGACGGCCTCGTCGTGCTCGTCCTGGTCCGCGGGCAACGTAACGTTAGCGTGACTTTTCGCCGGCAGCTCGGAGAGGACGTCGCTTTTCTGGCGGCGAACCATGCAGGTTTCGCGCAGGCGCTGGTTCAGTTCCGTCGTGTTCGACGCGCCGCTAAAGTCCCAGACGCGCCCGCGCCCGGGAACGTACTCCTTGTGCGCGTCACAGTAACGTTTCGCGAAGTCCCAGAACCCGCCAAACTCACCGAGCTGGTCCAGGACGCGAAGCTGATGCACCAGCTCTTGGGGACGGTTCAGGACGGGCGTACCGGTCAAGAGCAACCGAACCGGAACGCCGTCCGCGAGATCCGCGGCCGCTTGGGAACGGTTCGCGTCCTCGTTCTTGACGTAATGGCTCTCGTCCAGGATCACGCCTGCGAGATCCTCGCTCGCGAACGCGGTGAGCCATTCGTCCGCGCCGCGACTGAGCATGGCGTAATTCATCACGTACAGGTCAGCGTCCCCCAGCTCGTCCGCGGTCGTGCCGTCCAGGATGCGGACGTCGCGCTCGGGCACCCACTCGTTGGCTTCCCGTTTCCAGTTCTGTTTCAAGTTCGCGGGAACGACGGCCACGGCCGGGTACGCGTCCTTGTTCTCCAGCGTAGCGAGCGCCTGGATCGTTTTACCGAGGCCCATGGAGTCAGCGATGAGGACGTGCTCGTTCTCGCACGCGTACTCGACCCCCGCGCGCTGGTACCCGAACAATTGGTGACCGGACGCGCTCTCGTAATCGGCCATAACGTCCGAGTCCTCGGCGCGGCTACCCTCACGGTTCTGGCGCACCTCCTCACGCTTCCGCGCAACGTACTCCTTCGCGTCCTCACCCAGCTCGAACTCCGGGTACGTTTCCATCCAGGCGTCCAGTTCGTCGAGCAGCTCCCCGTTCCCGTCCACGAGCCAAAGCTTCGCGTCGGGCGCCCAGTCCCAGGACGAGAAGTGGTTCTTCAGTTCGTCCTTCACGTCCTCGTCGTACGGGAAATCGAGCGCGAGCACGCCGTCGTGAAGCACGACGCGGTGCTGGGCCGGGCTCGAATCGTTCGGGCCGTCAGCGTTCTCGCGAGCCGTTTCCAGGCGGCGGCGCGCGGCGTCCGTCAGGAACGGGTCCCACGCCTCGATCAAGTCTTCGAGCGCGCGCAGATCCTCCTTGGTCCGATCGCCAACGACCCAGTGCGGGCCGCCCTCGTTCTCGGGAACGAACCGACGGTACGGCAACGCCTTGACGTCCTCCTTGATCGACTCGAAGTCGGGGCCGCTGAACCGGAAGACGAGGCGGTCGTCTTTGACGCCCAGCACGACGTTCTCTGACACCTCGGGGCGGTCAACGTCCGCGATGTCGATCCCGGCCTCGTGCAGCTGCCGCTCGTACTTTTCCAGCATGTCGTACGCCGCGCGAGCCTGTCGGTCCGTCCAGTCGTCTTGCGCGGCTAACTCTTGACCGAAACGGGCATCGATCTTGTTGAACCCGTGCCCGTCACGGGCCTTCGCGCCGTCGCAGCGCGCCGCGAGTAAACGCGTCGCGCGTTGCAGGCGCTTAATGTCACTCGTCGAACTCATCCTGGCACCTCAAGCACATATAGGCGCCTAAAGGATTTAAATCCTTGGCCAGTTCCCCACGAACTCACATGACATGACTCTCACTCCCGGGGCAAACGCGCCACCTACCGACGAAGCTTCTCGTACGTGCTCGCCAACTCCTCCTCGTCCACGCCCGCAGCCTTGTGATGATCGAGCAGCATGAGCAACCAACGCGCCTCGTCATGCGAGAGCGTTAACATCACGGGACCAGTCCCCGTCATCGGTACCACTGATCGCTCCGCTCCTCACCGCGAACAATCGCTCGCGCGAACGGCGGCGCCCTCACGCAGCCGGACGCCTCGCAGTCACGGCAACCGATCGACTGACAGTGATGCGCGATCAAGCACCCGCACTCGGGACACTTCGGTCCGGCTTCTCCAACGAGACCCAGGGCCGTGTACAGGACGCCGCCGTCGACGCCCTCGATCGCGGCGTCGCGCGGATACACGGCCGTCGCCTCGGTTGCGTCCTGGTACTCGTCGAAACGCAGACTCACGTCGAACGCTCCCGCGCAACGAAGCACTCTCCGCTGCAAAAGTACTTCCGACTGGCCCCGAGAGCGCCGCGCTCGACTTTCACGATATGCTCCTCCCACGCCGCCTCGTTCTCGTCAACGGTCAACGACTCACCGCAACCAAGACAGGAAGCCATCACGGCACCCCCACGGAGGCGGCGGTTTGACGCCCGAGCGCATGACGCGTCAGGAGGGGTATGGATGCACGTCCTTGCAGCATCAGGCAGGCTCGGGTTTCGTCTCGCATACGTCGTCCTCCGTACAGAGGGGTGGGGCAGTTTTACGCCATGCCCAGGGCGGAACCATCTGCCGAAAGTTGCCCTCTCGGGGATAAGGAACAGGCTCTCTCCTTTATCCCTTTTTCGCTTCTGTCCAGCGTGTCAGAAGAACGACGCAGCGATCCCGCTCGCGCCCTCCTCGTCCTCGTCCCCCTCGTCGTCCGCGTCACGCTCCCCGTCCTCCTCGTCGTCGCTCTTACCCTGGATCGTCACGCTCCACGGGAAACGAGGTTGCCGGCACCGGCGCTGTACTTGCCGGACGGCCCGCTTGATGTACTTCTCCATCGACGACCCGACGTCACGGTACCGTGCCAACCATCGATCGTACTCGCCGGCGGGCGTCCCGTTACTGTTGTCGAGCAGCCACGCCTTCGCTAACCAGTACTCGCTGGGCCGCAGATCGACGTCCTCGCCGCGGAGGAGTTGACGGATGCGCGCATCGAAGTCATCGGCACGCGCGACGCCGACTGAGCCGCCACACGCGGCGCCGAGGAGCTGCCGGAAGGATCGGGCCTCCGCAACGTCCTCCGCGCTAACGCCCGGTAACGCTTCGCGATCGTTGATGCGTTTCGCCAACCGTTCCAGGGCTCGCGTCTTTGGCGGACCGAACTCGATCGTCATGCACGCGTCCTTGACGCTCTCGTGCACGTCCCCGTAATGATTGCACGCCAAGATGACGGGATGCCGGCTCGCGTCAATGATGTCAGCGATCCGTTGCTGTTGCGTGGTGGTGATGTGCTCGACTTCGTCAACGAAAACGATTTTCGGGTCCCCGTTCCAGGACGCGCTCAGCGCGGCACGGTACATGACGGGGATCGTGTCGCGGTCAACGTCACTGCTCGCGTCCCAATCCACCATCTCTAACCCGTAACTGCGCGCAAGGCAACGCACGAGCGTCGTTTTACCCACGCCCGGTGGTCCGTGGAGGAGGAGAGCGTCCGCGAGCGGGTGCCCGCGCTGCCAGCTTTCGATAAAGTTCCGGCCAACGCTCGCCTCTTCCGTGTTCCCGTACTCCGTTAACGTCTCCGGACACAACTCCGCTTGCAGCGTCATTAGAAGAACTCCTGTGCGTTCTCGTCCCCGGGCTGCGCTTGCACGTCCCCGAGCTGGTCCGTGGCCGTTTTCGCGTCCCCCTTGCAGAACACGAGAACGTTCTGGTGCGTTTTCACGACGCGCCGACTCGCGTCGAACTGGCGCCGTGCGCGCATTCCGGCGGTCGCGAGACTGGTTTCCAGTACGAGTTCGTTCTCGTACCGGAACCCAGCGTCTCGGAACCATTCGATCGTGTCGGGAACGAAACCGTGATAGGACCCGTCGTCGTCGCGGATCTCGCCGACGACCCATACAGCGAAACTGTTCGGCGCTAACTGGTCATAACTTTGCTGGATGATGTCGCGCATGTCGCTCGCGAAGTCGTCGTAACTTGGCGCGTTGCTGAGATCGTCGCCCCGGTCCGTGTACTGTTCCAGCGCGTAATAGGGCGGGCACGAGAACAGGAAATCAGCATCGTCGTCGAGCGTGGGGAGCACGTACTTGCTGTCGCCCGCGATCCAACGCGGCTCGCCGCCCCAGTCGTTAACGTGGCGGATCTCGTTCCATTGTTGCCGGTTGTGCTCGACCTGCTTCTCGTTCACGTCAATGCCGACATAGTCTCGGCCGAGGCACGCAGCCACGACCCCGCGAACGCTACCGCCCGCGAACGGGTCAAGTACGGTCCCGTCGTCTGGCGAGTACCACCGGTACATCAGCTCGCACAGCACGGGGTCAAAGATGCTCGTCCCGTCCAGTTCGCCGCTCTCACCGAGAACGGTCTCGCTGAAACCAAGCAGGTTGTCCCCGCGACCGAGGTGGCTCTGGATGCCGAGGTTGATCCACCAGTTCTTGCGCTCCTGCCAGCGCTGCGATTGAGTGTTCAGCGTACTGAACGGCGGCTCCACGTACTGGTCAACGAGCGAGTTTTGGCGAGTCAAAAGAAATCCTCCGCGTTATCGGTGCGACTGACGGGCTCCATCTCTCCCTCACGGACGCCCCCCCCCCTTGCGGAAGACGAGGCAGTATTCGTGCACTTTCGACGTGTAACGTTTCGCTGCGCACTTCCCCGCTTGCACCGCCGCGAACGGGGGAATGGTTTGCGGCCGCTCGCGCAAACCCCAGTACGGGGGACTGGTCACGCACGTATGCACGCTATTGTCATCCACGTCCCCAAGCCGGTCGAGAGCGTCTCCGTGCAGGATGCGACAATCGTCCACTTTCATATCGCTCATCAAAAGAACTCTCCCACTGTTTGTTTCTCAACGCCCAGCGTGTCGAGCAACTGTTCGTTGCTTTCCACGTCGAGGACGAGATGAACGCGATCCGTGCTGCCTTCGTTGATGACGCGATGCGGTTTTCGAGTGTCCAAGTACCAGATCTCGCCCGCGCCCATGTGCGTCGTTTTCGGGTTCCCGAAACGGTTCCAGCTCGTGAACGCGACGCCGATGTTCGTTTGCAGCGGGACGTGCATTCGCATCAAGTTGCCGAGCGCGGCGCCGGCGTCCGGGTCCGTGATGTCCGCGTGACGTTCGATTTCCCCGTCGTCGGGACCGAGACGCATGAGCCGGATGCGCTCCTTGCGACCCGGGACGGCATCGATGAGCGGGTCCAGTTCCGGCAGCTCGTCCCGAAGCGGCGTATCTTGGCATTCCCAGTTCAGTTTGTCAGGGTTGTCCTCACGCCACGACTGGTTCCGTTCCGCGGGCTTGTCAATGAACCCCGTCTTGCCGCCGAAACCGCGCAGCGCGAGCGCGCTCCACGTGTCCGGGTCCCCGTACTTGGAGTAGTGGCCCGTCCATTCCTCGATGCGATCCAGGGCGTCCCGCGCTGCTTGGAACGCGTCCGGGTCGATGCTTGTACTGGCTCGCTCCAAGTGCAGCGCCTCCTCGGGTAGGAGATCATCGATGTGAACGATCTCGTCGTCCGTGACCCAAATGCCTTCCAGCTCGCTCGCGGCCGAGATCTTCGTCAGCCCGTGATCGAGGCCCAGGTCGTCCGCGAGACGCTCATCGCCGGGATGGCCTTGCCAGAGACGAACCCATCCCGTGACGTCGTCCAGGAGAGCACCCAGTGTCTCACGGACCGCACTGTACGCATCGGAAGAGTCGTCGTCTCGCCACGCGACGCGCCGAACGAAGCGATCGTACCGTTGCATCTTGCCGCGCGGCTCGCGGCGGAAGTCCTGGATGCGGCGCGAGCGATCCACGTCTTCGTACACGATGCACCAGTCGTCGGCGGCGATCACCTGGTACTCGTCCATCCAGGTCGCTACGTCGCGCTCCTGGACTTTCGAGAACACGCTGAGACTGTACTCGTGATCGTGCTCTTGGCAAATGTCCGCGATGCGCTCCAGTTCCTCAACAGGGTAACCGCGAGCCCAGTCCGGGTTCTCGTCTTGTTCGTTACTCGTCATCGTTATCACTCAACTCGATCACCCAGCATTCGTAATCGCGATCCGATGCCCGATAACCTCGGACAGCGTCACCCAAGTGGTCCTCGACAGCGCCCAGCATCTCGTCATAGGTAACCGTCGTGGCACCGACTCCGATGAACACGGATGCGGCCTTGTCCGTGACCGTGTCCAAGTAGATGCGATCCCAACCGAGCTTCTCGCCCTCCTCGCAGCAGCGGCGCGTCAGGCGCGTCCCGATGCCCTCGTTGCGGACCGTTCTCGCCACTTTGAGGCCCGTCAAGTAACCGACGCCGTCACAGTCCACGATACTCACGACACCCACCATCTCGTACTCGTTCAAGGCCGCGATCGTTCGGATCGCGTTCTCGGTACCGGGTGACAGTTTCGGGCTCATGAAGTCAGCTACGCCGCGCGGGCGGCCGTCCCAGACGTCGTACGTGACGTTGAACGTGGACCCGCACGAGCGGCACGTAGCCTTCTCGGGATTCATGCTGCAAAAAACCCTTTAGGATTTGAAAGCGTTTCGGTTCGGGGACGGTATCAGAAGAAGCTGTCTGCCTCGGCCGTGGGACGAAGGATGTCCCGTTGCCGGATACCGATCGGTTCCAGAACGTTATCCATCGGTTGCAAGATGGCTTTACGAACGACTTCGTCCCAGTCGATGACAGTACCCTCCGGGAGATCGTCACCCCACGCGAGCGCGATCACGTCCGTCGGTGGCTTGTCCTCGACGTGCGCTGGCAGGACGAGCGGTTTGTCCCCGGGACCGAAATTCTTGCCGAGGTTCTCGTTGCTCCACCGCGCGGCGCGTACATGCTCGGGCTCGGTCTTGTACTCGCTCTTGTTCCACCCGGTCGGGACGAGCAGCTCTTCGTGCGAGATGTTGCCGGCTTTCAGCTCGTCGATCGTTCCGCGGATATGGTCGATGATGTCGTCTTGGCCGGCACCGAACAGGAGCGCGACGAGCACCTCCCTTTGTAAGGTTTTCGTGAGGTTGGCCGTGTTACTGAACCGGAGATCGAAACCGCGGGCTTTCATCGAGTACCGGTACCCGTCCCGCTCGATGTTGCCGTCCGGGTCACGGTACACGGCCACGTACGTTTTCTTGGCGCCCGGCTGGTACCAGGCTTCGTAAACGTGCTCTACGTCCAGTTCCAGATGCAGCTCGTCGCCGTCTTCCCATCCGTAACGTTCCGCGAACTCGCCGAGTTGGTCATTCAGCTCCGTGACACGCTCCTCCGCCATGCGTTGCACGCCACGGTAATCGTCGGGAGCGTCCGCGAACAAGAAGAAGACGGAGTCCGTGTTGTGGAGAAGTACGTGCCCCAGGGAGTCGCAGAACATGTTTGTTCCCTCGACCTCCACGTCGAAGACGGGGCCATCGTACTTCATGGTCGATACGGTTGTTTGTAGACGGGTCTCCCGAACCTGCTCGCGCCGGTACAGAGCGTAGCTCTCTTTCTCAGGACGGTACTTGACCCCGTGATCGATGCCCAGGCAGTTCAGTAACAGCGAGAGGCCCGAGATGAGTTCTTGGCTCGTGGAACAGTACGAGAAACGATGCTGTTCAACGTCCGGCGACTCGCCCCCCTCCTTCCACCAGCCATCGCCTTGTATTGCCTCCTCCAGAAACGCCCACTTGAAGCGATCCTCAAGCCCGAACAAGAATCGTGGCACTCTCTTGCCACGAGCGCCCGCGCCAGCCAGCACAGTCATGATGGTGGCGGGGAGGCGCGTCCCTGACGTCATCTTGTACGTTCCGCTGCCCTCCATGTCGTCCAGTATCGAGTGCTTGACGCCCCGGAACACGGACTGAGCGTATTCTTGCATCTCCTCCAGCCATTCATTGTTCTGGTTCGAGATGCCCCAACTACCCCGTCGAGTGTCGCGAGTGATGCTTGTCCCAGCGCTCCCATCTGACACGTACGCTCCCAAGAGACGGCAAAAGTTCTCAAGCTGCTTGCCGTCGAGGCGTCGGTCCACCTCCCCGCACCGTTGTGCTGCGTCCCAGTAAATAGTGCGCTGCCCGATGTTGGGGGTCTCGTCAATCATCACATCCTCGAACGATAACCAATCGGCCAAGTCAACGGAAGAGTTCAACTCTTCCTGGGGAAGTTCCCGAACATACGCCATCTCTCGACCCTCTAACTCTTCGGGGCGAACTTCTTCGTAGTCTTGATCGATGAGGGAGTGGTCTTCGGTACATCGAGTGATGCCGTGCTTTTGCCGGGCCTGGTAGATCGTCTTGTCCGTTTCGTGACGGATGATGCAACGGACCGGGCGCCAGCACGGTTCGCCTGTTTCGGGGTTTACAGTAAGGGCCTCCCACTCTTCGGGATACGTTTCCTCCTTCCCATCGGCTCGGCGAGTGACGTTGTCAGGCTGGAAGAACTCGCAAGCGGCACCGGTTTGTTCCGCCACGCTCTCGAAGAACTCTTCGATGTTGATGGGGTACACGTTGCCGTCGGGGTCCCGGACAGTAACGAACCGATCCCTGGTGATGCTGTCCCCATACAGTGGACGATCGCCTCGTTCGGCTGTTTGGTTGGCGATCCAGCTGATGAGTTCGCGGCTGCTGGCCGTGATGTCGTTACTGATGTACTCGTTACGGAATCGGCTGTAGGGCGAACCTATGTTTCCATAGATCGAGTTCGCTACCTCCTTGATAACGCGCTGCTCTAACTCTTTGCCTTGCGAGCGTTTCGCCTCGCGAAGGCTAATCAGCTCGTCGATGATGTGCGGAATAATGCCGCGCTGGTCTTTCCGATAACGGGCACCGCTCGGCATCGTGAACACGGGACCGTCAAAGTCCTCGTCCACGAGCGTATCCGGGCTCAAGTTGAACGTCCGCATCGCGTTCGGGTACTGTGACGAGAGATCGATCTCGACCACGTGCCGGAACAGGCCGTCGCTGGGATCGAGAACCTCGCCCCCGCCGAGATCCAGGGACTCGCCCCCGCCACGCGACGGCAAAACGCGATCGTCGCCGCGCAACCAATGGAACACGAACGCATCCACGACACGCCCCGCCGCGAGAGCATCTTGAAGTCCGCAGCCAGCGAAGTCGCTCAACTCTTCCCAGAACCCGAGAACGTTCGCGCGCTGCATGACTTCTTTCGTGAGGAAGACGTCCGCGACGTTGTAGATCGCGAAGTTGCCGCGATCCTGCTCGTAGAGCTTCCAAACGCTCTCGTCGCTGGTTTTCCCCTCAAGCCCTTCCTTTTGACTCACGAAATCCAGGCCTTTGCTTTCCAGCGCGGTGAATTGCATTCGAGCGTACGCGTCCATGAGGTCGAACGCGACGTATTGGTCCCAATCGGGTTGCGGGTGTCCGACCAGCTCGGCGCGCGCTTTCAAGTACGGTACGTCGTACCCGTCCGTGCCGTTGCTGCCCATCGTATCGGAACTGTTCCACCCAGCCAAAACGTCCGGCTGCGCCGCGATCAAGAATTGACAGAAGCGTTGGTACAGCGAGCGCTCGTTGCTGCATTCAACGATTTGGACGTTCCAGTCCTCGTTTTTGAAGTACCGCATCGCTTTCCGCTGCGACGCGGGGTCGAACTGGCCGTTCAGCAGGAACACGTACGAGTCATGGTAACTGTCCCAGGCGGCGATACTGAGCACTTCCCCGCCAGGGTTGTCGGGGCCGTGGAAGCCTTGCTTGCTGCCCACTTCGATGTCGAAAACACAGACGCGCGCGTCAATCCCGGGGCGCTCGTCGTAACTGATGGGCGTGATCTCCCCCGGGTTCAACATGTCGCGATCCGGGATCTCGACGGCGCCCCTGATGCCGTGATCGTAACGGACGCGATCACTGAACCAGACGTCGTCTTCGTGCGTGTCACCGCACTCGTCACGGATCTTCGGAACGTTGAACGGGAACGCCGTCTCGATGCGGTGAACGCTCTCACCTTGCAACGTTTCGGCAGCGTCGCGTTCAACGCCCGTGACGAGGTCATGGCTCGGGACGATCGTCCCGTAACAATACGGTTGCGTACCGTACAGTTTCACGCTTCGACGTTCCCCATCGGCGGTGCGGCCGTGCAGGTGCACGACCAGGTCGTCGCGCTCCGTCTCGTAATAGATACTGTACGGTTTGAACGTAACCATCCTACATCAAGTCCGTGATGTCGTCAATGTCCGGGTCGCGTTCCACGACTTCTTGCAAGTCGTCCGGTTCGGCGTCTCGGAGTGCCTGTACACGTTCCTGGCACTTGGGATTCTCGTCCAAGTGTTTCGCGAACTCGCTGTACGGCATCGTTGCGCCGCACGCTCGACATTCACCCATCGGTGCGTCCTCCATCGTGTCCGTCCAATCCATGTACGAGCCTCGCTCCCGACCGTTCATGTCCCGCGGTTCGAGTCGTGATCATTGTTCGGCGTCATCGGCCGCCTCACAGTCCTTGCACAACGGCATGAAGTAATCAGTGGCATCGTCGCTCTCACCGCCCTGTCTTCGGTTCGCCCAACCCCAACGGCACCGTTCCATATCCTTGTTCCGGGCCTCGTCTTCCAATCGCTCGATTCGCTCCGCGACCTCCGGGTAAAACATTTCGATCTGCTCGAACTCGCCCCGTGTCGCGAACGCGCCACAGAGGCACTCACCACTCATGTGCAGCTTGTCAACGACCGGGCTGCGCTCGATGTCGTGGTCGCGAATCCATCGCGTAACGTCCAACGCGTCCCAATAAATGATCGGCGCTGCCCAAACCTGCGAACCGCGTTTGTTGATCACGTCCGCGCTACCCATCCGGTTACGGGACTCGGATCGACGGACGCCCGTCAGGAACACCACTTCCTGCTCGCGAGACTCTTTGGCTTCCCGGAGCAGCGCGTCAATCGCTCGCTCCTTCAGTGTCGTGTAAGCGTACCGATGCGCTTGTGGGCCCGGGAACCCGTGCTCCAGAACGAGATCCTCGTACTCGTGCTCCGTTTCCTTCTCGATCAGGTTCCAGTCCTGTGCCTCGCAAGTGTCGCGCACGAACGTTCTCGTCTCGGGAATCCCGATGCCCGTGTTAATGTGCACGACGCCATCCGGGTCGCTCAGTTCGTGAGCAACGTGCGTCGCGACGAGACTGTCGTGACCGCCGCTGAACAGGCAGTACGTCTTCACCGGATCGCGCGCTTCGGACTCGTCCAGGATCTCTTGCGCCGTCTCGATTCGTGCCTCTTCGATGCTCTTCATGGACCGTTCCTCCGCAAACTGTTCATCTCCCGGAGGAAGCACCGGGCTTGCACGTCGAGGCTGCATCCCGTCTGGACCCGGTACTCGTACTCGCCGAGCCGGAACAAGACGTTGTCCTTCGCCTCCTCGTTCATCGAGCTGTCATCGATCACGTCAAACAATGAACGGAACACTTCGTCGCTGCTGACGCCGCTGCGAATGAGCTGCAAGAGCCGCTGCTCGGCGTCCCGGGTCTCGCCTTGCGCCAGGGCTTGCATGATGTCCTTCGCCGCCTGCGACGGTGCATGGCGCTGAACGTCGTCGGCGCTGAACGACGGCGGAAACGACTGGAGAGCGTTGAGGGCTCCACGCATACTACCGCGGTTTTGCTCCCACAACGCCTCCAGCGCGGCCCGGTCAGTGTCCATCCCCTCGCGCTCGCAGATGCGAGCCAAGGCCGAAACACCCCGTTCTTGATCAACGGGCGTGAAGGGGAACGTCGTGCAACGGTCACGGATCGGTCGAATGATACGGTTCGGGTAATTACCGATGAGGATGAAACGCGACGAGGGATAATCCTCCATCGTGCGGCGCAGCGCCGCCTGTGCCTGGTTTGTGTTATGCGTGAGGATTCCATTGCCAAGCAGGAAGTTAGGACGCTTATCCATGGTAATGTTCCAAGCCTTGCCTTGGCCCTTACTCTCTATCGAATCTATTTCTACTGTGTTAATCTCCCTCTTCTTGGCAGCCGGCATTATGAATCACCTTTGTGTATGTAACATTGTTCATCATCATCCTTAACAGGGTTTGAACAAGTACCACCTGTCTTACAATCTGCACCACAAACCGGTAGCTCTTCTTTCCACTCATCCCACTTCTTTGAGACCCCCTCGCTCATCTTTTCAACCCTCATACGTTTCTCATCTTCTGACATTTTCTCCCAATGATTTGACGTTCTCTCAGCTATGTTGTGGCAAACATTATTGTGGCAATCTGGGCATACATTCATCAAGTTACTCGGTTCGTTATTACTTTGATCCCCATCAATGTGGTGAACGTAAATGCCATCGATCCCAGACGCGGGGAACATTGACTCACAAACTTCACACACAGCCTCGTCTTTGTCTTTCAGATGGTATCTGGACCCAAGGTTCCCGGTTTCACCTTCCCCCGGCGCTCTTTTTCTGCGTTCTTTTCTGGCGCTTTCCTCAGATCCATATATCTCTTCATAGCTTTTCCCGGAGCGGGATTTCGATAACTTCCTCCTGACCTCTTCTTTCAACTCCTCGTTGTCAAACTCATGCCAGCTCTTACCATGAAAATCGCCGTTCCAGTTACCATTATCGGGGCCATGATTGGTCTGCGCTGCAACTCTCGGATCATCGTCTTTCGTCAGACCTTTGTTCCAACCATCCTCTCCATATCTGGGGTTGTCCTCCCCAGAGACTTCGCGGCTATGTCCTTCATTTTTGCAGTCTTTACTGCAAAACCTTGAGTTCCTTGTCCAATCAGAGCATATCCCGCACTTCTTAAGGCCAACGCTATCTTGTAAATCTACGATCTCATCCCCAGGACCCAACTCTCTCAACTCCTTCTCTACGATTTCCCCCTCGTCGGTCAATACAAAGAACGGATGCTCTGGGCTGGCAGTTACACTTCTCCCATCTTTGAAGTTCACCTCGTAAAATTCAGCCGTCCCCGAATCGACCAACCTACCAGTATCTTTTTTCAGTTGTTTTGTCTCCGTATCAAGTGACGGAATCACTTCACCCTCAGGAGATACTTCCTCGATTGGTTTCACCGTCCTACCAGACCTCATGCCTGTCACGACAGGAGATCCCGACGGCAAGCACAAATGGTCCGCCTCGTCCAACACGATCACATCGAACTCCTCGCCGACGGGAGCGCTGCGCGCGAACTCCTTGACACGGCCGCGGATGAGATCGATGCCGCGATCGTCGCTGGCGTTGAGATCCAGGACGCTCTCTTCCCAACCGTCCCCGTAAAGTTCGTGCGCGAGCGCGAACGCGGCGCTGCTCTTCCCGACGCCCGGCGGTCCGGTGAGGAGAAGGTGCGGCATCTGTAGATCGCCGTCGTGATAGTTCGACACGTACTCCTTCATGCGGCGCGTCGCTTGTTCTTGCCCTAAAACGTCGTCCAGGGTCGTCGGGCGGTACTTCTCCGTGAGTGGTTCATTCGAGGACATCAATGATCTCGTCCTTGGATGTGGGACCGATGCCGTGAATCGTTTCCGGCCATTCCCCGATATTATTTAGAGCTATTAGAGGGTTGGGATATTCGTCCAGTATCCGTTCCGCGATCGTTTCGCCTACCTGCGGTAACTGGGTTAACAAAGCGTACCGCTTGTCTTGAGTGCTTCCGGTTTTCCGTACAGGATTGTACTCGATCGGGCCCGTCTTCACGGTTTTTGCCGCCAATCGCAACACGAGGCTCGCGAACTCGTTCTCGGCGAAGAGGACGGGAACACCGCGACGGGTACAAAGACTGGCGACGACACCTTTCACGCTCTCGGGGCTCAAGCCGCGCCGAGCGTGCATCGCGTCGTCGAGGGTTCCGCTGACGAGGATGAACGGTTGCGCGAAGTTCTCGTTCAACTCTGCCGCTTGCTGGAAGATGCGGTTGTCCGTGATGCTGTTCGCGAAATCGTTCGGTCGCTTGTGCTCGATGCCGAAGCGGTTCGTGTAGAAGACGTCCGCGACCTCGAACATGGCGACGTTAACGTCCCACTCCTCGCCGGCTTCCGCGCGGAGCGCGTCGATCGTGCGTTGCGATTCGCGGATGTCAACGTTCAGCTCGTTCGTCATACGTCAGGCTCCCAGTCGTCGAAGTCTCGCGCCGAAACGAACGTCGTGACCCAGAACCGTTTCCCGAAACCGCCGCGGCCGCGGGACTCGATCTCCGAGATGATGCGCTCGTCGTCCTCCAGCTCCGTGACGAGATCCTCCAAGTACCGCTTGGAGTACGGTTCCTCGTCCCTCCCGGAGGGGTGAGTGTCGGTGTCCGCGACGACCTCAAAGTACCGCTGGTAGAGGTCCTGGGAGTGGATGCCGTCGTGTTCCGACTTCTCAATGATCTTGTACAGGATGGCTCGGTGCCGTTGCTTCTTCTTCCTCGTAGGGCGCGTCATCGTCGTTCACCTCCTCGTCAACTTCGTCCGGCCAAACGTGCCGGAACAGCGGGCAGTCCTCCCCGACGCACAGCCCGTTCGCGCGCAACTTTTGGCAACTGTGCGGATGGTACCCGCCTTTCCGCCAGATGTGCAGGACGTGATAGTCTCGCAGATCCTTGCGGAAGCGATCCACCCACGCGGCGTCCTCGGCGATGTCGTCGAACAGCGGGATGAGCCATTGGATACCGTAACCGAGTGTCACGAGCCAGCTGCACGCTTCGACTCGCGTCATGTGCTCCGGGTTCTGGCTCAACAAGTCGTTGTGGATGCAGGGGCGGGGCAAGAGATCGCGAACGAACTGTTCCGTGAGCGTACCGCCCTCCCCGCCCTCGCTCTCGTACGGGACGGTTTGGGCGTCGGCGCGTTGGTCCCAAACGTCCCGTTTCTGGATGTCCACATCCAAGCGTTGTACTGCTTCGTGGAAGCCCTCCGAGGGCTCGTCCTCGTACTCGGGCGGCGACCGCGGCTGCTTGGCGTAATCGAGAACCTCCGCGATGTCCCAGCGCTCCAGTTGGTCCGTCGTCAGCTCGACGCAGTAATAGTCGCTGTCCTGGTGCTGCGTATTCACGACCCGCATGAGGCGGCGCGTATCGCCTTCGATGCCTTCGTCGGCGGTGCGCAGCCCCGCGTCCCGTCGAGCCGTTTGCTGGATGCTGAGGTACGCGCGCTTCAACGCTTGATTGTTCTTGGCCCGTACAGGATCGAACGCCAAGTAACCGTGAAAGCCTTTGTTGCCGCTGAACGCGAAACGGGTAACGAGTCCCCGGTCGTTGGCCCAGTCGGCGAGTTTCAGCGCGTCGTGTTGCGCGTTCTCCCGTTTGTCCTCGGCGTCGAAGTCGAACGGGATGTAACGGATGCGGATCGTTCCGTCTTCGGGGTGAGCGTTGTGACTCGTATACACGGGGGTTTCCCCGTTGTTTGCCCGCACGAAGCGCAGGAAGGATTCGCGTGTCGTTACCAGTTGCTGGAACGGGTTGGCTACGTACCGTGGCAGCGTATAGCGTATCGCGAACCCCTCCTACGCGGTGCGGTCCATCTCCCCTTTCAATCCTCGGCTATGCGTCCTTGCGCGGCGCGAGAACGTACACGATGCGATCGCTGTCCGCGGGCTCGTGCACCACGACCAGCGGAGCGCTGTCGCGGAGCTGGACTTCCACCTCGCCACGGATGTTGTTGAAGAGGTGAATGAAGTCCTCGCCGATGACGGTTTCGGCGTGCTCGCCCTCGACGTCCGCGTCAAGTAGTACGTCGATCTGGTTGTGCTTCGGTTTCAAGCTGCCGAGACTGGCCGTGCTCTCCCGCGGCCCGAAGCGCAACGGGAAACTTGCCACGTCAATGGTTTTCGCGTCATCCACCAGCTCGGCGAGATGCTCGGAGGCGACCTCGGCAACGGCTTGCGCCGGCGCGTACTCGTCCTCGCCGACGCGGTACTGTACGATCCCGTCCTCGAACTGGGGCAGGGAGGCGGGGGCTCTCGGTTCCAGGTTCTGCGGGTAAATGGTGCTGGAGCGCCGTTCGCCGTCGATGGTGACGGTGTCCCCGACCGTGATGCGGACCTGCTCGTCTCGGTCATAGTTGCCGAGGAACGTGAGGAGGTCCTGGCTGTCGAGGACGACGTCATCGTCGCCGTCGGCCTTGCCGAGATCCACTTTCGCTTTCAGGAAGCTCGTCTTCCGTGGGCTCTGCACGGCGCAATACACGCCGTTCTCGCGGATGTCCAACTTCAGCGGGTTGAAGAGGACGTCACCCTGGTACGGAAGGCTCAAACGTTCGATTTGCTGCCGGATGTGCCCGGCGTTGCCGACGATCGTTGCGTCCGTCATCGTTAGTTCTCTCCCAAGAAGTCCAGCACTTTACCCATCGTGGGGTTCTCCATGCGCTCGAAGCGCTCGTCAACGCCGCGGGCGCCGACCAGATCGGCGTAGTGAACGTCATCGTCCTCGTGCAGATAGACGGTGGTGTCGACGCGCCCGGGATCATGTTTCTGTCCACCGGCCGTGACGCCCTGGACGTTACCCTCCTGGTCGTAGTCCTTTTTCTCGGGTGCGAGCCAGACGAAGTTCACGCCACTGTTCTTGACCTTGTTCGCGAGCGCGTTGTACATCCCGTTGATGGCGCCGTAATCCACTTGCTGGTCGTACGTGGGGAGGGTCCGTTTACCCTCCTGGCGAGCCTTCTTTCGTTTCTTCTTCGCCAGCTCGTGCTCGCGCATCCCGTACACGTCGGCGGCGAACTTGTCGCGCGCCCACTCCCACGTGGCTTGCCGGTTGTCTTCGATCAACCACGCGGTCTTCTTCCCGTGCTCGTCTTGATGCTCACGCAGGAGGTTGAGGAACGTGTGCGTGGCGCTCTTCACGTCCTCCCAACTGTTGCAGAGCTGGTACTCGACGTTCTCCAACCACGCTTCGTTCAGTTCACCGTTCTGGATCTTCTTCTGTACGAGCGGCAGCAAGCCGTTGTCGTTGTCGATGAACGCCACTTTCGCATCCTCGGGCGCCACTTCCTGGTCGTGTTCGAGCCAGTCCAGGAGGGAGAGCGCGAACGTCGTTTTCCCGCTCTTGTACGGGCCGAACACTTGGAAGCTTTGTTGACGGAACGACATCGCGTCCGCGAGACTTTGCGGGGAGGCGTCCCGGGCGGAGGGCGCGCTCCCGCCGTCCCCGGATGGTTGTTTACTCAGTTCGTCGGCGAGGCTCATCGTTCACCTCACTCGAAGTCGGAGAAGTTGATGTCGCCGCTGTCCACTTCCGCGTCCTCGCCTCCATCCTCGTCACCGTCGTCGTCTTCCGGTTCGAGTTGTTGCTCGTCGATCGGGATCTCCAGGCGCGGAATGATGGCGTCAGCGTTCATCCCAACGCCGTACTCGTCGTCGTCCGTGATGCGACCGATCACGTACACTTCGGAACCGCTCCCGAACCGGACTTGTGAGGGCCGGCACATCACGGACATGACTTCGGGTCGTTCGCCTTCCGTGCCGGTGCTGACGCTGTCGTCCATGACTTGGTACAGCCCGTAACGGAACCCGGAGTCGCTGCTACCGACGCGACCCATCACGACGTTGCCTTTCACCAGTTTGACGTCCTGTGGGGTTTGGCTGATTTCGTTCTCGGCGTCAGCGATGAGCGTGCGATCGAAGAGCGCTTCCGCGGCCTCGACGGGGTCCAAGTCGTCCTGGTCGCCGTTCTGGAACTTCGTGTTCGAGACAGCGTTCACGTCGTACACGCCTTCGTCGTACGCGCCCGTGAAGACCGTACGGTACGTTTTGCCGCGCTCGGCGCCTTGCACCGCGCTGGCGTCCTCGTTGAAGAACGTCGCCTGAATGTAACCGAGCGGCTCGTCACCGTCGTCGGCGATGCGTTGACCGATCCCGTACACGTTCGCGATGGTCAGGTCCTCGTCGTCATCGCGCTCGATCGTGCGCGGCTCTTCGTAGTCGAGGACGTGAATCTCGTACGGGTCGGCTTCGACCAGTTGGCCCTGCATGAGGCGGGAGAGCAGGATGCGCTGCGCGTGCACTTTCCGCTCGTCCTCGGGGAACGATTCCAAGTAGTCTTCGTGGTAAATGTTCTGTAGCTCGCTGGCGATGTCGGGAACGAGCGGGCGCCCTTGGTCTTGCACGATGCTCTCGATCTTCTGCCAAGTGTCTTTGTCGGCGCTCGCGACGTCCGAAACGAAGTTCTTGAGATCTTGCTCGCTTGTGTCGTTGTCAGTACTCATCAGTGGTCATCCTCCTCAGTTACGCGTTCGTTGTGTTCGATTTCCTGCTCGGCCCACTCGAAGACGAGGCGGACGGTGTGACCGTCCTTCTCGTACGATGCCCGCGGTGAGGGCACCTGTTTCTTGTCGATGTCGAACCGCTCCACGAACTCCTTGGGGAACTTCAAGTACCCGAGACTGGGTACGGTGAGATCCTCGCGGAGCGGCATCCCATCCTTGCTCATCGCGACTTCCCAGAAGCCGCGCCGGAGATATAAGCGCTTTGATTTCTTTCAAGATTTTAGTGAGAGCCGTGTCGATTCCTTGGCAACACTCGCTCACCACCCGCGTCGAGGCAACCGCTACAGAACATGTCCAACACTGGCGTGAGAGCCCGATCTAACCACAGGTTTTGAAGGGAAGCGAATGAAAGCCGTTCATGGTTTCACCAACGCTGTACAACGGCACATCTGCGTGCGTGACCCGTCTGTGACAGTGTCGGAAACAGTGTCGGAAACATTTCGGAAACTGTTCTGACAGTGTCGGAAACAGTTTCGGAGTCCATGCTGCCTTCGCGCGCGCGGGCGCGTGAGTGCGCGAGTGCGCACCCGCCTGTGCGCGAAGGCATCACAACCTCAAAACCTGTGGGTTCTCTTTCACTTGAGTAACAGTTTCGGAGAAAATGCCCTCCGCGCGGGTGCGTCGCTCGCGCGCGCGCGCTAATCCGCTCTAACCTCCAAATCTATTGGAGCCGTGAGGGGGGAGGGGCGTGCACAGTGTCGGAGTTTAGGAGCTTCTTTTTTTCTCGCGCGCGCGACAGGGTAAGGGGGGGGGGTGGGGTAGGGTTAGGTTAGGTTAGGTTAGGTTAAGTTATGTTTGTTAGTGTTGTTTACCCCACCCCCCCCCCCCAACCCCAACCAAACCAACCAAACCAA